TGACATAAAAAGACAAGAAGTTAAAATTATTCAAGAAAAAAATAGACTTGAAAAACAATCAATGGAGTCTTTGCTTGCTGGTGATATAGATAGCTTTTTTGATGCCCAAGCGTCCCAAGGAGCCATTGACGCTCTCGCTGGCGGTGGCAACGTCGCTGACTTTGATGCAGACACTTTATATAGTGCGTTTGAGGAGTTAAAAAGACAAGCAGCTGCTGGAGTTACGGAAGTTAATGGTCAGCAACTGCAAGGGCCGGGAGGTTTACTTGAACGAGCAGCTGCCGCAACCGCCGAAGCTCGCGGTCTTGATCCAGCACAAGCGGCTCTCGTTGCTCAAAAAGCAGCTGGACAAACACCCGCAGAGCAAGCGGCAAATAATGAAATACAACAATTAGCTGCAACTTTGCCTGCGTTTGGCGATATGGCTATGAATTCTTCTCGGGTGCAAATGGCCGCAGCCGAAGCTCAAAGACAAGCGGCTGAGATTCAAAAAGAAGCCGCTGTTAAAAGATCTCAAGAAAACGCAGAAAGAACATTGCCAAAGCCAGACCAGCAACAGCCTCCACAGCAACAGCCCCCAGCAAGACCTTCTACGCCTCCACCGGGAGCTTCACCTCCCCCCGCCCCCATTCCTCCCTCTGCGTCTGTTTCTGCGCCGCCGCCACCTTCTGGTTCTAGCTCTTCTGTGGGTTCTACTCCTCCTGCACCCCCGTCTTCTACTGCTGACATCGCCGCAGCCGCCGCAGCTGCCGCTAGTCAGATACCTTCTTCAGTTAATGCAAATCAAACGCCACCAACTCAAGACCCGCAAACTATTGGTCAAGCCATCGCGCAAGCTTTTAGTAACAATGCTCGTGATTTTGCTTCATTTGCAACTGCCGGATATGTTAGACCTAGCCAAGAAAATGAATCGCAGGGCGTGGGCATTCGCCAACTTGCCAACCTTAATCCAGCTATGGCTCTTGGTAATATGGCGGCTTCTAATCTTGGTTTAGACACTCAAGCCTTAACTTCGTTTACTAGCAATCAATTAGAATCTGTCTCTAATTTTGGCGCAGCCGTTAAGCAGTTTGAGTATATTGTTAAAGCTATAAATACAACAAACGGCTCAAATAATACTTCTGTTAACAATGGCTCCACTCAAGCTCCAGCTAGCAACAATAATTCTGCTATTGGGTTCGATACTTCTTCTATGAATCAGTTTACTTCAGCCTTAAGTAAGTTTAACGACACAATACTACAAAGTATAAGCACTCTACAACAAACTAAATTTACTGTTAAGCTAGAACCAACTAATATTAACATTAATTTAACTGGAACTTCATTCCTGCAAGCTCTTACTGGCGACCTAAAGTCTAGCTTGTTAAAGATAGTTAGTGAAAAAATAAGAAACCTCAAGGTAGACAGCGCCGGAAGAGTAATAGAAAGTAATAGTAATTTGTAATGGACGTATGCTTTATATTATCTAATAATAATTCTTCGAAAGCTAGGGGAAGTTTTAAGCTTCTGGCTAAAGATAATTTACGTCAAAGAGCTAAAGCTAATTGTAAAATTAACTGTTCGCTAAAAGCTAATATTACTAAAAATGTTTATCTTAAGTCTAGACTAGACAGCCTTGTAAGATTTAAGACAGCGAGAAAAGATACGCTTTCTGCTTCTGCTAAATTGCCAATATCTTCTAGTATTAGAAGTAAACTTTCAGGAGTTTTTTTAAACTCTTCGCATATTAAGTGTGAATCAAATGTTTTAGTATCTTATGTAGATAAATTTAATACAAGTATAACAGTTAAAGATAAACTTCACAAATTTCAACATGTTGAAAAACTTTATCCCATAGGGGATGTCTCAAATGATTATAATGGTAACTTTATAGTAAACGAAAAAAGAGAAACCGTACTCTATGAAAGCGTCAACGAGGGAATATATCTAGGAAATCCCACACAAAATTTTGGCCATAGCGTTTTGGTTTCTGATGAGAAAGAAACATTTATACATCCATCCTCTATTTACTCTACTGGAACATTTAAGTATGTATGTGTGGTAGATACTCCTTCTTCCGTTCCCACTCATAGCTTTTTACATATACGAGCCGCTGCTCCAATCAAAAACTATGCTTCTAATTTTCCACCTTCTTACAAGCTTTACGAAATATATCTTAGAGATACTGGAGGAAAAGAAGTTGTTAAATATAAGGACGTTACAGTAAAAGGAGACGCTGATTATCAAGACTTAAGTAATAAAAATTTTTCTACATACATAGTTGACGAAGAAATCAATAACGCCAGAAGGCTTTTCAGCGACCCCTTATTTCCCACCTTTGATAACACCTCTACAAGTATTAAGACTCAGAGTGGCGATATTTTAATCACTCAAGATGGTTCTCAGATAGTTTCCCAAAGGGGAGATTTTACATTAGAGTTTTTACTTGATATCTACTGTGAAGACAAATCATTTAACGACGGCTTTAGTCACGGTTACGAAGACAGGGTTTGCGAAACAAATTTTTCAAACACCTCTGAGAACAATCATCTTTCTGTTGCCGGTGGTCCACTTAGTTCTCAGTCTCTGTCTCATCAAATAAATCCTTCTGATCACATTAGAATTACCGCCATAGAAATAGCAAACTCTGGAAGCTCTTTTGGTTTTTCTGCCTCTGACGCTATACCTCTGTCAGTAGAAGTTGATTCTTCTGGACAGAGGCTTAGTCGTGAGATATTAGTCAGCAATATTGAACTAAACAATTACACCAATAACATTTATCCCGAAACAATTCATAATTCTTGGGAGTCTATTAATAGCGTTAATAATAGTAGCGAGGAAGGTTGTTCTGGCATTAGAAATGTTTTAAGGTCTTATGACACAAAAGATTACATTACATTAAACCACACCACCATTTCTGAGTCAGGAAAGTTAATACTAGAGTTTTCCCACGAACCCCCGCGCCCCATAGAGAGATATATCAACGGCGCTTTTAAAATTGGCTTTAATTCAGAAAATAAAGAGTTTGATTACGCCGGATACAAGACGGTACAGGAAACTGATTCTTACTTTGAAATAGATGATATATACCTTAAGGTCATTGCTAAAAAAGATGCAAACAGCACAGAAGATTTTTATCTAGACGTTGTGGGATATAGTGATGATAATTTCCTTGCTGTTACTTCTAGAGTTGGAGGATTCTTACAAAACATAAGCGGGACAGGAAGCGAACCTCTGGCTTCTGGTTTTATTAGATCTGACGAGTTATCTATTTCTTCAGAATCATTTTCTGAAAAAGATGAATTTTATGTTCGGTCTGACTTACACAATGCTGGTGGAGATCATTACTTGGTAGACCAGTCTAGCTCCGCACATGTAACATCCACAGATTTCCAAGAATATCTCGTACCTTTAAAGATTTACAAAAATTCTATCTTAAATAAGAATCAAAACTTTAATATCAGTTCTTTCTTTGAACACTTGCATTTAGATTTATGTCCAATTCCAAGTGGCGCTTCTATAGCATATATATCATTACTTGCTTTTTACAAGCCCTCAAATGCTATTCCCTTGTACACTCTTGGCTATAAAGGTGCAGAGGTTGGTAGTGCTGACGCTAAACTCTTTCCTTCATCTAGAAAAGAATACGATAATCCAATTAATACCGGATTAGATTATACGCCCCTTTCTTCTTTAAGCAACATTCCTCATGGCTACGGTTTTGATAGCTCTTTAAAAACAAATTACTCTCGCAGGTGGAGAAACACAGATGGATTAGTTGCTGTTGGTCCATTTGACTTCAATGGGTTCGATTTTTCCTTTTATAACCCGCAGCTTGCTAAACCATTTTTTGGTGGATATTTCTCATTCAATGACGATGTTGGAAATAATATTATTTCTGAAGAAATGTATGACTTGGTAACAGTTCAGGGTTCTTATGTTGGAAATTATGACAAGATTCATAACGTCGGACTAAGGTTTAATTCTAGCTCTCTTTTTAATAATCCAACTAGTCACACCACCATAGACTGGACAAGCATTAATGGATACCAAAGTGATCCACTGTACGGACAAATAGCTGACTCTTTTGATAATGCGATTAGGGTGTCTGGAGATCTTGGTTATATTTCTTTTCCCACGATTGATTTGTCAGATGGCTGTGCTATTTTTGTTAGATTTAGTCCAGACGTTTCAATGAGCGGAATTGACTACAATTTATACAATTCTGGAATTATATTCTCAAAGCATGATGCAGGAAATAATTTAGAGTTAGCGCTCGGTTATGACAATGGATATTTAACAGCTTACGCGACAGACTCTAGTAATAATATTATCTCTATTCAGGATTCTATTTCATACTCTAATTATACCTATCCCCTATCGGTCTTAGTTACCTATAATAATAACAATGACAGTAAGTTAGTTCTTTATACAGACAACGAAAAAGATTCTTATGGATTTAGCAGACTTAGAGCAGAGTCAGGCGCGTTTGTTATTACTCAGAGCTTGAGTGATTTAACTTTTGGCTTCAGTCACGGCGAGGGTGTTGGCTTTAATGGATTTATTACAGATATTGCAATTTCTGCGCCAAGCACTCAGGTCATTGATGTTCCACTATCTTTCAATCCAGACACATTTTTAGATTCTATTCACACGAAATATTGGTCTCAGTCTGAAAGCCACCTACAAGACACCAATACTTCTTGGTCTTATGTAGATAAAGACTTAGACGAATGGCATTTGGGAGCTTTTAATATCTGTGAATTCTCCCCGTCTTTTGATAGATTTACCAGCAGATTTGGCAAAGATTATGTTATACACAGAATAAAGAGCGACGGAGTTGCTTATAGTCAACATGCGAATCTTTCTTTACCGCAAAGCGTGGACTCTTCAGCCTCTTATCATACTCAGATTGAAAACGACATGTTGCGATTCCCCCTTTCTGCTAAACCAGAATCTTTTGCTTCTCCCGGCGTTATGGAGGGCGTTCGTCCTAGAATATCAAACTCATTTGTAAGAGGATATTCTATATTCGAAGAAGCTTTTGTTGTCGATACTGTTATAGACCACGTAACATATAATGATATCATTTGGGATAATGGTAAAATAGGTCCAAAATTAATTGTTAGTTTATATACTAAGAATAAGGATGATCCAGAAAAGCCATATAAAAATCTTGGCCTAATTAATCGTTCAACTCACTACTTGGCTCCATCTGGATGTATAAACAAAATTAGCAGCAAGTTTAGTTTTGAAGATTTATTCAACGAAGATAGTGAGGAGTGGTCTAGCTTCGATCAATCTCAAAATAGCAGTGAGCTTGATAATAAATTTATGTCCAAAGACATTGAAGACATGTTTCTTCAGTATGACATTGTTTATCCGTCAGGCTTGCCTTATGATTCAAGTTTAAGTATTTATGGAATTACAGTAACATTAACAGAAGCTTTACACAAAGCAAGAACTCTTAACAATTTGACATAGGATAATAAAATGGCAGGTTTTAATTTATTCGTTGGCGGCGATTACTACCAAAAAGATGATATCAATCTTTTTGCCAACGGCAAGGAATATTCTTATGATCAATTAAATTTATATCATTCTGGACAAACACCTCCAGAATATGAAATGAATCTTTATGCTTCTGGCGATAATGTTTATTACTCCTCAATGTCTCTTCATACCCTAACAACATTTTCTTTTAACAATCCTTTCATAAACCAAGACGATGAAGATGGAGGAGGGGAAGGAGGAGGCGGTGGAGATGGTGGAGGCGATAATAATCTAGACCCATTTGACTATATGCCCATATTTGTTAATGGTGCTGAAAATATACTTTCAGATGAAGACAATCCTTATCTCAATCTGTTTGTAGCTAAAGATAATCCACCCGGACTGCCGTTAGACAATTTATTGCATTTAAGCATTGACGTTGCTGACTATAGTGTTTCAGAGTCATCATTGATGCTTTCTTTATGGCAGCTTGAGTTTTCAAGAACCCCCGTTGAGACTTCTTCATGTAGCTTATATATTTCTGGCTTTTTCCAAGAAGCACCCGCAGCCGAAGGGATGTCTCTATATCTTGAAAATTATGTATCATCTCAAGCTATTTCTGATAGCCTTGGTTTATTTTTGGCTAATAACTATTTAATTAAATGGGACTCTTATGACTTCGGACTGAATTCTGAGCCTAACGACGATATTTATGCAACCGTTCCCGCCACAGATGCTATTCGTGGCGTTCAACTTATTTGTTACGGCGCTTGCGGTCAAGGCACTTGTGAAGACGTAAGCGTTGAAACTCATGACACCGTTTGGTTTGATCCAGTTTGTGTTGACGGTGGTATTTTTAGGGCTTCAGATGTTTATACTAATTTAGATATAGATGCTTTTGGATCTGAAGTTCCTTATAGCGGGCATTTTTATGGTTTTAGAAAACTTGACAAGTTATTACCTTTGCAAAAATACTTCATAAATATCATAGGCCAATCTGGATCCTCGGCAAAGATTACCGCCCCGAAAGAATTAGCTAGTTGGGAATATACTATTGATGGCAGCGACGTTGCCTACTCTGGATTGAAGCTTATTGGTGATAGTCCATTTGTTCAAAACGGAAGAAATGCTGGAGATCAGTATGGTAGCAGCCTTTCTATGAATGGAGATTTACTCGCCGTTGGATCCCCCCACTTTTCTTTTCCAGACGAACTGGGATATACTCTTCAAGACGCAGGAACAGTTTTTCTTTACAGAAGAGGACCAGAGCCTGATTTTGACCAAATTGTTAGCAATAAAGCTGGATGGGATTTAGAAGGACAGCTGAGACTTCCATCTGGAATACTGAGAGATTATTATACTGATACTCCAACAACGCAGGAAGATGGTATTGATATCGTTTTGAGAAATTGGAATCTTGGTCAAGAGGGCAGAAATTTTGGAAGTAGTGTTCACGTATGCTCTATTACAAATGATGACCCTTGGATTACTAGTGACAATAGAGAAATAATTGCCGTTTCTGCTCCAAACGCCCAGTGGTCTAGAACATTTCCCGACCTACAAATACAAAGCAACGACATCATTTTCTTTGTTTTTACCGACGAATTCCTGCCCAGCTTTACTGTCACAATAAGGGGTGAAGAATACACGTTGACCTATAGAGACATTGTTAAATCCATTACTTCTAAAAATCTATTGTATACTTATTACTCGCTACCAACCATCTCTTTGAATATAAATATCGTAATCTTCCATCCGATTGATGCAGACATACAGCCAAGTCCAAGTTTTCCAGAACCACAACCTTCTTTTATTGTCAAAAAACCAATCACTAGACACAGAGAAGAGGCTTATGGCAGTCAAGAATTCTTAGATATAGATGACGAAATATTAGAGCAAATAAAAAATGTTTTCTATGAACTTTATCCATATGATACAAACAAGCAGCACAATAATATACCAGCCATTCTTGGGGTTTATGTTGATAATTCTAGATCTTTGGGTTCTCAAGCAATAGAGCCAGCCCTTAGTAGGTTTAAAGAGCATTACCAAGAATACGCCTTTCAAAGTGGCGTTGCGGATGTTTTTGGAAACCCTTCCTCTGGAGCCGTGCTTTCTACCACCTCTTTGGATGAAAATTGGATTTTACAAACAACTACTGTTATTGACTTCACACTAGATAGCGGAAGACTTGCTACTAATAATCATTTAAGCCTTTTGACAGACCCTTCTACTTTTGGAGTTTTCAATGAAAATCTCCCCGAGTTTAACATTCCACCCAGCAGCGGTGGTTGTGTTTACTTATTCGAAAAAGAATCTGATTCTTGGAATTTGATTCAACAAATTAATTCTCCCACCGAAGATAATACTATCACTCCTGACCTGTTTGGTAAATCTATTAAGATGAGTGAGGATGGGTCTATTTTGGCGGTAGGATCGCCATATATCAATGAAGCCATAATGGTTTACGAAAGAGATCCAAGAGAACAGAATAGAATGTATAGCAATATTGAAAGTTGGGTAGATTATCATTTAGAAAAAGACGAGCTAAACGAAAGATACGCTTATTTAAAATTCACTATAGAAAATTTGAGAGCTTCTGGTAATTTTACAGATGGAGATTCTGGTGTATATAGATCTTTATTCTTTGAGCTTTCACATCAGGAAAAATACGATTACAGAAATGATTATGATTTCTGGGGTGATAAACCAATACAAGAATACAAGCACAATTTCACCTATCGTTATACAGACATTGACTACAAGGGTACTTACCTAAGCTTATTAGAAGAGTTTGCGCCAACTTCTAGAATGGGATACAGCGTAGCCGTAGAAGACGCTGGAGAATCTGTTGCGTTCGGTTGTCCAACCGATAGCTTGGACGAGCTAGATGACACAAACTCATACTATCACCCAGATAATTCCGGGCAGATACTATGGCCTTCCTACGTTAACGCTGGAGCCGTTAGAGTCCTAGATTCTATTAAGTACTTTAGGCATAATCGCGTTGTAGAGTATTCCAAATTTGGAAACAAGCATAAAGCTTTATATGAACAAAATTTCCCCGAATCATTCGATCATTTTTCAAATTTGTTTAGCCCTTCTGGAATATCTTTTGAGAGAACAGACTTTAGTGACCTTGAGATACCTCAAGACGCTGGAATGCTTATGATTATTTGCCCAGAAGTAGATTTTAGCAACATTGAGGTTATGAATAGAATTAAAAACTGGCTAGATCTGGGTGATAGAAACTTAGTTCTTGTTGGCGATGATGGAAATTTTGAGCAAGCTGGAAGATTTAATCAATCTAATCCTATCTTGAACAACATACTCTCCAAATTAGATTCTTCTATGAGGCTAGTGAGCGCCCCCAACACTGAAAGTGCCATTCTCAGCGCTCAAGGTTCTTGTCCTCTTAGGCCCAACATATTACCTTCCTTTAGGCCAGAAAATTCTATAGATACATACGTTGATACAAGTGCTAATATCTTTGGAAACGGAGTTGCAGATATTAGAATTCATGCTCCAGATGTTTATGAAGACTATTCATGCTCAGAGTATTACAGACAGCATAACGATTATTGTTCTCCACCCTTGGCTCATTCTGGAGACTTAAGAACTAGCTGGGATAGTGAAGACGGTATAATGAATTGGCCTAATTTATTTTCGGAGCGATTTCAAGGCAAACAACCTCCAGTTCCATTAATGGTAGCTGGATATTACAAAGAACCACAAGTAGTAAACATTCCTGCCATACCGCCAACGTCTGGGCTTTTCCAATATTACGATTATGTACAAACCGATGTTTCTCCAGCCTATGGAAATCTTACAACCGGAGAAATTGAATTTGGGTGGACAGAAGAATTAGAGCTATACAATAGCTTAAACACAAATGTCAATTTAAATTCTAACGCTAACAAGTTTTTCAACCCGCCTTACAAGATGGGTTTAAATGCTTTGTTACAATCAAAAGCCTCTAATGGAATTGATACAACCCTTGGAGAGGTTTTGGCTTCTGATGCGTGTCATTTAGCTGCCTCTGAGAACATTCCAGATGCTAAAAATAGTCAATTGTTTTTGATAGGAACTTTATTTACTGAAAATCTAGAAATCCTTTATACTGGCCTCGGTGATAAAAATATTAATTTCTACTTCAATATGGTTGCTAAAAACCGATTCGGCTCTTCTTACGTGGCTCAAATAAATTCTTGGACTGGTCGCTCTAGCTTCAAGGACGCTAATCCAGATTCTATCATTGAGCTTGTTCTAAGAAATACTGGCAATACAGTTTCAGCCAATGTTAGTTTGTCTCAACTAATTTCTGGACATCCTAACGGAAATAGATACGACGTTTGCTGGGTTGCCAATCCTCTTAACGCCCCATCGGATCAAGACATCAAGACACTTAAAAAATGGCTTAATCAAGAAGATAAAAAAATAATCGTAACTTATGATAACGAGATTTCGGCAAAGAATGCAGAAATATTGTTAGAAAAACTTGGCCTAACCATGAAGCCGCTTTATCTAACAAACAAGTCTAGATACGCGCATAATACGCAAGACGTTGATTACAATAACAGAAACTTTTATTTCTTACAAAGATTCGAAACAAGTTTAAGTAGATTTTATCCCGATATCAATCCCTACAACTATCGTGCTAGATATGGATTTATTCCAAGTAGAGATGATATTTATGAGATTACATTAGACACAAGAACTTCTAACTTTATACCTATTGATCTTCAGGGTGGCACAGCTATAGCGTCTCTGAATCATGGAATTGTTGATGATAAATTTTACGATCTTGGCTTTTACTACATGAAGAGTGGCACTGCTCGGATTTCTTTTCCTGTTCGCCCCAATACTGCTTATAGAGTCTTTTTAGATACTGCTGCTTATTCATTCTACGAAAAAGAACCAATAACCGTTTATGTAACTAATTGCAACGCCTTACCTAGTTTTACTTCTCCATTTGTTCCTCCCGATCAAGACATTTACAACTTAAACTCCGATGACACTTTCAGCTCTGTTTTTTATGGTCCAGTTGGCGTTATTGCTCAAATTGGGGGAAGAAGTCAAGACACACTACTTCAATCTAATGTAATAGAATTTCACACCCTCCCCGGTGTAGATGAAGTTTCTTTCTTCATTTCTGGTAATAGCTCTCGCGTTAGCTTTAAATATGATGAAGCGCCAAGCACAGTTGCCTTAGTTAGCATTTCTGGCGCGCTGGTTGACATAGTTGAGTCTCCATTAATGTCTCGCGTTCCTAGATATGAGTGGGAGATTATAGATCCGGGTTCTGAGGCTTTTACTACTACCGTAGAGTTTCCTGACCCTTTCCCAATTCACTCTAATAGTAATAAATATTGTCCCGGCAATGTTGATTTTTTCAGTCTAGACGACTGTAGCAACATTTTTGCAGATTCGAAAATAGATGATGGTCCAGTAGTGGTTGCACAGGAGTTGTATTATGGAAGTCCCAAAAGGCAAGGTATAAATCAATCTAGGATTACGCTTATTAGTGATGCTAGTATTATTGAGGGTCCATGCGTTTTTCGTAGTGGAGAAGTGATAGAGGAAAATGCAAGCTTCATTAGAAGTCTTTATCCAGATACTATTTTTCCAGAAAATGAAAATTCTAAACTTTTTTCTCCTACTTCTATTACAAAAATTATTTCCCCAGAAAGAAGCAGTCCCGCAAGATTGTTTGCTAATATTGGCAATAGTGGTTTGATAGAAAGGTTTATTCCATACAATAACCCCATAGTAAACTCTGGCAACAATCTGTATATGTTTAATGAAACATTAAACTACGAAACAGTTCAAAGACCAGAGTTAACAAGCGAAAATTCTTCAAGTGTTTTTTCTAAGTTTATAGATAGTCAAAATTTTTATGGTTCTAATTCTAAGTTCAATCAAGAAGTGGATGGTGTTTATTATCAAGACTCCAGCGTGCTTGGCGGCAAACCGTCTATTATTGATGCTTATGGAGCAGATTTTATAGATCCAGATGTTTTTGTTTCTGGGTATCCCGGAGACCTTTTTGGATATTCGATAGATTACCACAGAGGAAAGCTTGTTGTAGGCTCTCCATTTGCTGCTTATTATGAAGAGCAGCCCATTAGCTGGAGCGGTGTCGTTGCAGAAACGGAAAGTTACACACAGCCATTTGGTACTATTACCAGTAGAAATGGCGGGGCGGGATCAGTTTACATATATGAAAAAACAGGAGAAGGAGTAACTCTTTCCGGTCGCGGTATACCTTGGCAATTTACTAACAAATTAAGACCAAAAAGCATAGGCGTTGGCCAAGACTTAGACAGCTCAATAGAATCTAAACTTATAGAACACTTGGGCGAAAATGACTACTCCCTAGATGACCTTTTAAAGTATTCAACTTTCACTGATCAGTTTGGAAGCTTTGTAAAAATCTATAGCGACTTGCTGGCCGTGGGAGCGCCGGGGCATGACTATTCTATTAATGTAGACTTGTCTAGTACAACCATCATCGAAGGAGCTTTTGAGTTTAGGTCTTTTAATTTTGAATACGACGCTAAAGCTAGAGAGCTTATAGACTTGGGTGATCCAGAGGTCAGGGACTTAATTGGTATTATTAGTGGTGTCATGAACAATGGCGCTGTCTATACTTTTGAAAATAAGATTACTAACGCCAAAACAAAAGAGCAATCTTGGGCCTTGGTTGAAAAACTTATACCTGATGGTTATAAGTCGAGATTACAACAAAGTTATGATGAGCTATCTCAAGTTGTTGCTTCTGGTACAGAAAACGAGCATTTTGGAAGAAATATAGCTCTTTTCAGACCTAAGCGAACCGACGCTGATTATACAATAGCAATTGGAACTCCTAATCACAAGTTTGCAACGAGTGGCACACACATTTCTGGAGATTTGGAAAAAGCAGGGGCCGCTTTTCTCTTTGACGCTATGCTTAGAGATACTCCCCCGTTTGTTCCAGACGAGCAATGTTTTATGAACGCTAGTGTATTTGGTTATCCCAACCAAAAAGTAAGCCTTAGTATTGACAATAGCACTCTAGACGCAACGTATCACACAACCGGATTTATTTATAGCAATACAGAAGGAGAAATCTTTATAGAAGCTTCTGGTCAAGATAATAACCTTAAGGGTTTTTCAGTACACAGACCCGTAATAAAGGCTGTTTACGGCAGGGTTGCAGATGACGAAGGAGACCTAGAATCTCAATCATTATCATTATATACAAAATCCGTTTTAGGCCTTTCTAGCATTGATATTCCTCTTTATTGCAGTGTTCCAGACAATTCTAATGTGTATAATACTTTAGGATTAAGCACAATAGCACTTGGAAACATACAGGAAGGAAATGATATAAATCTATATTCTCATTGCCCTTCTGGTACAAACAGTGTTGCTTACGTTGGTTTAGTTACCAGCGGTGTAAGTTTTACTGATATTAATTTTTCATTATTTTCTTCTGGGTATTAATATGTCTTGTGAACAAGAGATTACATTTTCTCAATCAAGTGTAGCTGGATCTTCAGGTGCTAACTCCGCATCCATTATAGTTAAAAAAAGAACCGGCGGCAGCTTCTACATAACACCACCCCCACAGATAGGTTGGTCTGAAAACCCTGTCATTCAAGGAAATCATCTGCTTGGATATGAAACTACTGTTACCTTGTCCTGTTTCGCAGTGGGGTGTGGCTCAACGTCTAATCTTGGGCAATTAGTTAGTGTTGAAAGCTTCTTCAGTGATGCGACTACTTTAGAAGTCAAATCTTCAGCTTCTCAGTCTGGCGGCACGGTGTTTAATATAACTAATCCAAGAGTTTCCGTTCAGCCTTCTAACTTCGCGGGCGTTACTAGGTATGATATTGTTTTTGATTCTTTTAGTCCATCTGAATCTACTAAGGGAGCTATTACTAGCGAGACGCACGGAAATACAAGCAACAAGCAGGCAGTACCCTTAGCTTCTTTTTCAGATGTGTTTTCTTATGAACCAGATGATTCGCTTGGAAAACTGTACGACGATCCGGGCGCTCAGGTATATAGATTTACCAGAACCTGTAGTGCTAAAGGCAGACCAGCTGTTGGCGCTGATGTTAATAACACATCAACTTTTTACGCAAATGCATGTAGTGGAGTTAAAGCTTTTGTGGATAGCAGGATGGCCATAAATGAATATTCACCATATGTTGTTACAGACCATTATAAATACATTCAGGGCGCTTCCATAATGCGAATGTCTACCGCTGTTAATATAGACTTAGCCGAATTGAGTTATTCAGTCACTATTAATGGGTACTGGGCCAATAGCTCAGGCGGCACTCTGAGACAAATTGGAGCTTTTGAAACTTTTAACACCACCGTTCAAAATGACGCAAGCTCAAGATTAGTTTCCGTAACCGTAGACGGAAAACTTAACGGATATTCAATAGGAGCGCCAACTGATCCTAGACAATCGGTTCTTGCCGGGGCTGGGGGCGGCGCTCAAGATGTATTAAACCGCATTTCTGGCAATGGTAGTTATGGAATGGGTTCGGTTGTGTACTCTAGGGCGCAAAGTGCTTGCGGCTCTGTCCTAAACGCTATTCCTAAAAGTGTTTCTGTTGCAGATTCAGCTAGCGCTGATGGTGCTATTAGTTACAACGTCACCTATGACAATAGGCCTACCAATGTGGTTACTGGATCTATTTCTGAAAGTATCAGTGTTTCAGATTCTTATCCTACCGATGTTTATGCTTCTATCCAGATAATGGGCAAGAGAGATGGCCCCGTGTTTCAATATATGAACACGACCACAGAATATGAAAGAACTTTAAACGTAGAATTAATTATGAGCGACAACATTACCGCCAGCCCTTCTGTTCACAGCGACACCAGAGATCAGATAAATAGTCTAATAAGTAACGCAGTGCCGTCAGCTTCATCTGCTGGATACGTTATGCTTAAGCAGGCTACAGAAAATTGGAACTCTACTGAAGGTCAGTATTCACTAAACATGTCTTGGGCTTATAAATGACTCTCCCCACTGCGCCATTTCCACCGCTTGATACTTCTTATCTAGAGGAAGTTATATTACATTACGAAGATGGTATATACCCATCTGATCATGTTTCTGAAATTGGGAATTTTGATAATACTGATCAGAAAAATGCTCTAAAGCTTAGTATTTCTTTTAACAACTACAAAACATACCTAGAAGATTATATAGACTTTGATGAATTTAACGTTCTTTACAGTGGAGGAATACCATCATTCGCTTCTACAACCTTTGGCTTATTAAGAGGAAATACTGGTTCAGATAAATTTAATCTGGAAAGCCTTCAAGACTATAACGATCCCTCTGACGAAACTGTTAAAGGAAAATTTAATACTAAGTCAGAGTTTGAGTCGGCTCAACAACTGTCTAATCTAGATTATTATTATAGTAGTTTCTCGTATATGGAAATGTCGGATGGTGTTCAGGCTCCAGTTCGTCGTGATGTAAATATGACACATTTTGGCTTAGACGACGTTGTTGTTGTGGAGACACACTCCAGTGTTGAAAATTTTAATAGACCAAATTATTCACCTACCAATATTCCAGAAAACACTTCAGATTCTGGGGGGTCTGTTTTTGATCCAGATTATTTCAATCCAGACAGACATCCCGCTGGACCTTCTGACGACTATAAGTCACCAAGCTCACCCTCTGGTCAATCGAGTAACAACAATCAAGATGATCAGGATCAAGATGATGACACAGGGAATTTCGAAATGATGCCCCCTCCCCAAATGGCCACACTGTTTATATCTTCAGCGCCCTCTAACTAGGATCTTATATGTCTACTAATTCCACAGATTCCGTTGTTAAAGATTGGACTGGACCTCTTGATAATTCTCTTGCTACAAGGGAGGAGGTTAGAAGTACAGGTGGCTTTTTCCCGGAACAGCAAACTTTTCTTGGCGCAACTATAAAATCGTTTAGCGCTCAAGCCGGTGGGGGGTCTTCACCGACTACTCTGAATGTAGAACTTATAGTTGATCCAAATGGAACCAACCCAACAATAGACGATCCGTCAAAGTCTAAAGGCGTTTATGATCCATATCACACCGGTACTGACGCTTTCTCTCCCCCGGGGGTTGGAATGCCTGTATTTTTTGTTTATTCTAACCCTAGAGCTACCATTAGAGACGCATTCGAAGGAAATAGTACTGGTTCTGTATTAAAATTTGGCGGGTTATTACAATCATTTCATAGCACCAGTAGCATATCTGGGCATTCATACTCTGTCACCGTCGTTGACCCAAGAGAAATCTTGTCTAACATTTACTTAATACTAAACCATTCTGACGATAAAGTTGGAGAAGTAGAAAATAATGTTTACAATGTTTTTGGTTTTCTTGAATATAATCCAACCTTAAGCACACGATCAATTTTTAAATCATACACTAAAAATATTGCCTCTAGAGGCACAAACGGTTTAGCTGGTGATGACATGTACTATTCTGGTGCTGCCGTTGGAGATTCATATTTCAGCAACCCCGGATACCAAAACAAATTTCCAGTAACCGGAACGGCAATGTCTAGAAGAAGTTCTTCAGGCATTCCTTATTACAGAATAATGCAAGCACTTGCGGCTATGAATAGCACTTTACCCAACAGTGAATATTCTGGATTTTCTGGCGGCATTTATTACAGAGGTCTTAGCTATTACATCAGCTTCCATAACTTACCCGCGCTAGATCCTCTGTATTTTTTCGATCAAGACAATATAGACTTACTTGCTTTTGTCATGGAAATTGCTGAAAGCTGTGGGTATGAAATTGATGTTTCTCTAAGCCCTTATTTTGGAAACGATACTGGGGTTGGTGGAACAATTAGTATCAATTTTATTGATCGGTCTAACGAAAGTGCTGTTGGTCAAATAAATAGCTTTATAAATAATACTGGTAACTTTCCTGTCCACACTAGCGATGACGGAAATACATATTCATTGTTAGAAAAAACCGACATTGGATATGAATTAACAAATCCAACTACTAGCAAAGTTTTGTTTGGTGCTAATCGAGTTGATTTATATGCTTTTACTTCTAGTCACGACGGTGGAGCTTATCACGGAGGAGGTGGCGCTGGTAACTTGGACCAGATCATTCCATTTTACGGAACTTTAAGTGGAAACGTTGTTGTTCCGGTTAAAGGTAGCGGTCCTTGGAAACAAATATTACTAGATAGCAGCGGCGTTGGCGCTTTTGGTGTAGGAAATTATTACGTCGCTACAGAAACAGAATTAAGATACGCCTTGAAAGGATTTAAAGCTTGGAAAAACTTTTTAGAATTCTACAACGCGAGATTTTTAGAAGTTGTTAACAAAAATCCTAAATATTCAGAGACTTTAATTGGTAACGGGATTAGCGTTCAAGACGATGAAAACGGAGATCATATAAAGGGGCTTAAAGCGCCTAGATGTCTATTTACGAACGATGCTGGCTATGGTGCTGGTGGCATGTTGCTTAACCCATGCTGTCCACCATTCGGCTATCCTCTGTACTACAACAGGGCTGTTGCATTAGGATTAACCGTCAAGAAGGTTTTTGACGAAAGGGCTAGTGTGGTGGCAGATCTTAGGGTACTAAGCAGTCTGGAAGGCTCTTCAAATCCCGCAGGTGTTGCTCAAGTTGTCAACGCCTTGCTTGAAAAGTATAAACAGTTAAGAAAAGTTAGAAAATTGAGCCAAGCTGAAAATGATGCCGTTAAAATTATCAGCAGTCAAGGCGCAGGCGTAGACTCATCTTATCTAGATAGTATTATTTCTTCTATGAGCGGCCAGATGGTTATCGTTAAGAAAAATGTAGAGACAAGAAAAGAAAATGCTCAAAAAGTATTCAATTTTGTAAAGAGCGTTGCAGAAGAATGTTACGGAAAAAAATGGTTAGTGAGATTGCCTCCAAAGCCAAATTACAAATTTGGCGTTCCTAAGCTTTCGGCAGACAAAAAAACTTATGAATCAGGTCCGTTTGGGTTCTATCCTATTGGCAATGGAGATTTATCCGCTGCTGCTAATAACGGCTCTTTTGTTGAAGCTTCTAACAATCCGGTTTTTACGGCGGCTCAATCTCAGTTTAAATCAGGCTTTATATCAACTTACAATCCAATAGATGATAGCCTTAACTACAACTACATCCCGGATAGTGCTGGGGGTTTTGTTAGTTTAGATGTCTACAATCTTGGTGTTACTTCGGCGCTCATGCCAGCAAATTTACAGGGCTTTGGTGCTAACCACAGAATTAAAGCATATGTTCGATATGACTATGCAGAAAATCTTAATGTTTCTAGTGCTAACAGTAGGGTTTATACCGAACCGGTAGGTGATAGAATTATCCCCCAAACAGACCCTAATAATTCTGCCCAGATGATTGCTTTTATTCCAGCAGAATTAGACACTCAGGTTTACTATCTGCCCGTAACACACACCAGAAGTGTCATGCAATGCAATGGCAAGAGGCCGGTTACATATCACATGCCATTACCTGTCAATCTAGACGCTTCTGGGAATGTTCCTGACGGCGCTGGACAATTAAAAACTAACATTCAATACGAACCTCTGTTTTCTGGTAGCAATGTCAATATTTCAGATTTTCCTAGATCTAACAATGGACAAATTATTCCTTATCCAAACCTAGATTACGCCTATGCTTTAATAACAATAGGTAGTGTTGTTTCTCCAAAAAGAGATAGTCTAGCAGATATACCTAAAAAACAGAAATTTAATACTGCCGCATATCCATCTTATTTTACTGACAACGACACTCTGGGAACAGTCACTGCTGTATCTATTTCTAGGAAAATAGATTTAGATAATTATGGCTCCAGTTTGACTTTTTATAATCCAGATAGGCTATTTTCAGTACCTCCCTGTGTAAAGCCAGACCTAGCAGTTTTACCTCTAGAAAATCAACAGTCTTGTTACGGACCTTGGTATAGCGGGCCTGTTAAATTTAAAAATCTTCAAGGCCAAGATGAATATAAGTTATTAAAGAACATTGGTGGAAAAGTAGACATTCAAACAGACGGAAGCTTGGCCCCTTGGAATTTTGGCTCTTATGGTTTAATGAACATAGCCGCTAATAGTAGAGTTTCTTTAGCTGGAACTTTATACCTTGCTTCAGAAAAAGGCTCTGTAAGCTATCCCGGTATGCCTAATGGCAATATTGATATTGGCAACCTGATATCCACAGGTGGCCCAATTTTAGATAGTATTTCTCTAGACGTTGGGATAGACGGAGTGAGGTGTTCTTACAGATTTCAAACCTACAGTAGAAGCATGGCTCACGTTCAAAGGCAGCAGCAAAAACAAATAGATATAGTAAAAAATCAATATCTTAAAAATAGTGCGGCCCAGTTTGATTTGTTCAGCAAGAGTTTAATTAAAAACAAGTTCAAAGGAGCGCCCCCTCCCGCTCAAGTATTAAAACCTTATGTATCTGCCATAGACCCCAATTACACAAGCCCGGGAACAAATAATTTATCTATATCTAGTGTGTCGTCAGTTGGCCAAGAAACCGCCTTTCAGTCTTCTGTTGCTTCCTCAGAATCTATGCAAGAAGTCTTGGAGCAGGACAACGACACATTATCTCAGTATAGAGACAGATATAATTCTGCTTTAGAAAATTTATCTGACCAAAAAATTGCCGTCTCTCGACAGCACCACCACTTGTTGCCTTCAATGAGGGCGGCTGATCTTGAGCAGCTAGAAACCCTCTATGACAGCCCCCTTGATCCATTCAATAGAGATGAACACCACATAACATACTGGAGTTAAACATGGGACTTAGTTCTGGGAACGCCTACTCTTCTTCAACCGAATTTCATTCTTTTGTTACTAATGACCCCAAGATGGTAGCCGTAGGTCTCGGGTCATTTACAAGAGATAGCTTAAATAAGGCTCTAGTAGAACTCAAAAGTTTTGAAGACGAAATAGGAGACGAAGATTTTTTTAATGATATTAAATCGGCCAACGGCAGCAACGGTCTTCAAATTCTATTCAACACGATTAATTCGGGATCTTGGGAAGGGGGAGGGGGTTCAAAATCATCTAATGATATTATTGGATTAATTTCTACCTTTGAATCAACTATTGAAGGTTTAATTGTAGAAAATAGTAACGATAAATCAGCTTCTGTTAGTAAAGTTAAGGGCGCAAAAAAGTGGCTAGAAGCGAATATAAGCCCAGTTAAAGAAACGTCTAGTAGGTGTTATACTTTAATGGGTGGACTTTTTAGCAAAAATGATCCATCTGTTTATACCAACTTGTATTTTCACATACCCGGAGAAGGGGTTGATAGGCAAGAAAGAGTAACTGCACAAAAAGGTTCTCAAATTATTTCAGACGTTGCGGTTTCTGCCACCGGACTCAAGTATTCTAAATCAAAAACAGAAGCAGCAAGATCTTCGCTACATGCTGGAGTTTACGTCAGGCCAGACGACATGTCTGGAAATTCTATTAATGATTTAGCCACTGGTAAAATCAGGCTTTCTTACAACGACTCTCTAGGATCTTGGGAATCGACCCAAACCATTTTAGCCAGACTTATAACCCCCGTTGCTGCTGCTGGCAACACCGCTTTCCAAATGCCAGACGAAGACAGCGACGGCTTTTTGCAAAATGACGCAGACGGAGACTTATTTTACTCTAGAGGGTCTGAATACTATACAGGCAATTTTTCTTCAGGATTGGCTGTTCCAGTTTCGGCGCAGGATGGAAATCCAAATTTATTCGGTCCTAATATTATTATTGAATATAATGCGAAGAGAATAGAAAAAATTAGAGTTATTAATAGGTCGGAAAAATCATTTACTGCTGGAACTCTTGTTATGTGTACCCTAATAGGTTCAGAATGGATCATTCAAGAGTTCAGTATTGCTGGTGAAGGCCTTCCCACAAAAATGGGCGCTTGGACATTTTCAAAATTAATTGCTAATTCAGATGCTTTTTTTAGAGACGCTGGCATGTCTAATGAAATGTGGAGTGCTGGGAAATATGAGTATAAGGCTAGACAGAATTGGTATTTCTCATGGAAGAACAGTATTGCCGGGGGTAGCTCTTCCATGCTTCCGTTTCATGATGCTACGGAAATAATGTCCTTAAACGATGGATCTAATGTCGCCTTCAATCCTAGTCTTGGGTATTTTGCAGCATCTTCTTTTGATAGCGCTAAATATATTCAGTATACAAATGTTACTACCGCTATGGCCGCATTTACCACTGACGCTCTTATGGGATCGCATTTAAAAAATTGGTGGGGGCCAAGTTTTCCAGATGGCTATCAGGCTTCATTGGCCACTGGAGTTAATGATTCTGGACCGGCTGGTATCAATAGTAGCCTTTATTTTCCCGGATATAGTTTCAATGGACCCAGAGAAGATACTCCAGCAGATATGGCTGTCAATGGCTATTATAGTGATGATAATAGTAGTTCTCCAATATTACCCTTGGATTATTGGCAATCTCTTTTAAATGGCAATACTCTGTATTCAGCTGCTTCACAATATAGGAGTGAAATATATAATTCTCAAACCGTTATGCAAAGCAGAGGCCTCACACCCGCAAATCCAAATCATATACAATTTTCTCCCCTTCAAGCAGAAATGGTTATACAATCTGACCCTTTAGTTTCAAGCTTGCCTGATGGGGCAGAAAGAAAAGATATACAAGAACGAATGAATGGAGCAGAAGGCGCAAATGGTGATTCTCATATGTTTGGTAATATGTTTAGTCGTTTTAGCAGCTTGAACGTGGGGTCTTACCTACCTTACGACCACCACATTAAATCGACTCCTCTTAGCAAACCCCTTGGGACATTATTATTATACAATGACGACGACATAGAAAAAGAAGGATTAAATTTAGTGGGGATTACAGCTGCTATTAATAGATTTACTAGGCCCGGAGGCGGCACTGTCAACATGGAGGTTTACGAAGACTTTGGACCGCCCATGTTTCAGAGCGCTCTTCCGGGGCAAGCTCCTCAATTTAGCACTGTGGCTGCCTTTTTTGGCGTTGTAGCATTTACCCCCGGGACTGCTCCTCGCAGCATTGGGTGGAACCAATATGGAAGCCCTATTGGTGGTCATAACTATTTTGGAACAACCGCCTTACACTGTAGGGTTTTTGACGCTTGGCCCAGAGAAGACACCATATGGGATACAAGATACTTTGCAGCTCTACATTTTAATTCTAGTGGCCCAGAAGTAGACTTTCCTGTTCCCACCCTTAGTGATGGGTCTTTCCCATCCGTAGGCTCCTCGGTGACGCACGAAAGTGGATTTAAAGCAACATCTGACTGGACCAAAGATCCCATAAGAAGAGGAATGTTATTAACATCTGGTGGTTTTGCGTACAAAAAATTAACCATTGGATTGTCGCCCTCTAGCATGAAAGTCATAAAGGGTCCAATTTCTGCGGGTAATTTTTTAGATAAACGGGGAAATATCGAAATGACCTTTGATTCTTCTGGAGGCGTTAGCTTTGGGTCTGACGAATTCGGTAATACTCTATCGGGAGAAGACCTAAATCCCGGATCTTTTGGGGATAGGTACTACGACGACTCTGACCCAAACAATATCATAGACGAGACTGGCTATATCGTAAAGCTAGATGGGGGAGGCGTTGTTTCCTTCCAAGGACAAGTAAGGTATATTACTAAGCTAGATACAGGGCCAAAAGAGCATGGTGGAATTAAGCGCCTTACAAGCGGAACTGGAGACGAGGCCGGAAGAATTACAGGAAATAAAAGTACTGAATTTGGTTTAGATCCCAATGATTCTGGACAATATGATGCCTATTTCTTCTTTCATAATGATATTAGCCACACTTTTCAGTTTCAATATGGAAGAACTCAATACCCCGGATATGCTCAGTATGTTACGTTAAATATTAGTTAAAAACACAAAAAAAGTGTATCTATAATTAGTTATAAATCTAAGGAGTTTTATATGCCTGCTTCACTTCAATTTTATGCCAATATTGGCGACCCAGACTCAACCGAGACGGTGATTGATCACCAAAACGGAGAAGGTTTAGGCTTTTATGGCTTAGGCTTTGGCTTGTCTGTTCCTGTTGGATCTGTTCAAAATACCACTTTTGTTACTAATGCCGCTGGCACTATTGCGGGAGTTCAATGCAATAACACATCTATGATTTCGGTGGGAGATGCAAACACCGCCGGGGTTGTTGAAGCTAATGGCGTTAGTATGCCCTTACCAAATCTACCCAATTATTTATGCCCCCTTAATATTAGATTTACAAATGACGATCCGGTTAGGGTTCAAAATTGTAAACTACGTATTTTTGATAGAGATAACCCCGAAAATGCCGCGAGTGGAGTAACCACATATGTTTATGAATCTCGACACCCAGCGGCTGAAACTAGCTATTCTAACCTTCATTTTCGCGCACGTAACAGAGATACTTGGGTTGAGTTTGGTCAAGGCATCAGCAGCATTGACGACCAAACTTTCAATGGTGCTTTAGAAATGACTTTTACACCTTCTCCCGGAATGCATGGGGAAAACTCTGATTCCTTGGAGACTGATAGTGGCCTTGGATATCAAACTACAGAAGGCGTGGAACACCTTTCTACCCAGCATGACTGGTATGTTGCCATAAGTGCTGAACCAACCAGTATTGGCAGTAAAACCCAGTATGGATTATTTTTTACTCTAGAGTATTTAGCTTAACAATCTACAAACAAGGAGATCCTTTATGTCAGCCTCAAATTTAAGTGATATTACAGATGTTTTTGTTGGCGCATCTGACGACGGAGCCAACGTCACCATTCCAATTTCAAGTTTAGAAAGTTACTCGACCGGCAATGATGGCAAAGAGCTTTGCATGAGCCTTCTTTTGGCCGTTAACAAAGCTATAGCTGGCTCAGATCTGACAAAAATGACTACATCTACAGGTCAAGTTGCGACAGACGCTGACACTTTAACTAAAACTTTTAACTTTTCGGCCCAGCTTGCTTATAGTTTTGGCAATTTGGATATCGAAGCAGAACCAACCACTACCACGCCCGCTCCGTAACGGTAGATTCTGTGATTTAATCAATAAAAAAAGGCTACCCCAACCAATTGGAAGGGGCAGCCTTCTTTTTTAGCCTGTGATCTTTTATTCCATTTGCTTTGACTTTGCGTTCCACTTCATCCATCCACCATCTGGAAGCCAAGTGTCACCATCTTTACGTCGTGGAAACAATCCACCGCCCTTTTTATGCGCCCCAAAGCCAAGCTTTGCTCCACAAGAACTGCACTTCAATTCATAATACTGATTGTCGTCAACCGTTCTTACAACGTACTGAATATCTTCTCCTTTGCACTTTCCGCAGACATCATTTTCAAAGACTTCTTGGAACTTATTTAGTTCCGCGAACAGTTCTCGCTGTGATTCTGCTTCAATTTCTACTTGTAGCCTATTGTTTTTAGTTGTATAAGATAGTCTCATTTATGATCTCCACTCTTCGTTATAGCCAACAATACTTTCCGGTATTGAACCCTTGTCACGTTGATATTCATTAAGACGATCAATGATATCGCTAGCGACCTTTTTAGAAACCTTGCGGTTTTGATCTACATTAAATACTTCCTTTAACAAACGTCCTCCGTCCACGTTTAGTTGCTTGCACTTAATATCTATGAAGTTAGACTGTGCATCGCTCATTCTGCCCTGATCGTCGTAGTCTCCACTAGTGCTATTTGTCTGCTTGGAAATATCACGAACAATTTTGGCAGTATCTTTCTTGGTTGATTCTTCTGCTGCTACACCCTTTATTTTGAGGGCTTTACGTAAAGCTCTAGCCTCCGCTCTGGTGCTAGCAATGGCAACGGCGTAGGCACAGAACATATCATCAGTGTTGCCCTCCCAAGCGTCAGCAACCTCAGAATATTCAGAACCATTGGCAAATCTCACAGTAAATACCACAGTTGCCCTACCGTGATGGTCATCTCTAGTCACTGGAAATACTTGGGTTGGGCCACTATACATAATTTGCCCCAAAACAAGCTCAGAGACCCTTCTAAGGCCTGTTACTAAGGGATGACCATTCATAAGCTCATCTTCCTCAAATAGGCTCATAGCGTAATCGTGCCACTCTGAGGATAGCATATCTGGAGCATCATTTAAAACAACATTTTTTACTGACGTATCGGTGTTTGACGGTGTACTCAATTCTTCAACTCCTTCAAATAAGTCTTGTTCAACAAACATTTAAACCTCCTTTTATGCTTCAATTTCAATATATCTCTTACTTTTGGGTGGAAATTTAATCTCAATATTCTCTAAAATTCCAGCAACTTTGTTCTTCAGATCTTCTTTTTCGGTCAGCGATAAAGAGTCTGACATATGCTTGACTCTAATGATAACAAAGCCTTTGCTCAAAATCAAGCCCGTTTTATTGCTGTCTGCCTTAATTTGCTTTTGCAGCTTTTCTTCTCCCCATATTGGAACAAAGTGAGAAGGCCCATCTATCTCTATGATAGCCTTAATCTTTGGGAAAAACATGTCGATCTCAAGATTTTGATTAGGTATAAGATTCTTTTTGTGAATTTCTACAGTATGCCCCAGCTTTGTAAATTCGTTTTTCAAAAATTTTTCCAGCTTAGAGCCTTCCTTTCCGGCGTTCTGTATAGCTTTAATGGCCAGTCTTCTCATGTTTTCTTTTTCTTCCTGTGGCATATTCTTCCATCTATTTTTAGCTTTCTGCACATGGGAATCATATTTATCCTTTGCCATTTTTTTCCATTGATTTTTTTGCGACTTGCTTATTTTTAATCTTTCTTCTTTGCTTCTCTTTCTTCCTTCCGTGGGTATTTTTGCTTTACCTGTTTCCAGTGCATTTCTTTGCGCCTCGCTTTTACTTTTAAGATTCACTTTATTCTTGATCAGTATCCTTCTTATTTTATTTGGATAGGTATTCATAATGTCCGCTATTTCATATGTGCTTTTGTTTTCTTTTTCATATAATTTTACTACTTGGATTTCGTTCATGTCAAACCTCTTACTAAATTTTCCACACCATCAAAAACTTTGATTTTCACATTATTCCCAATGATTCTTTTTATCCTTTCTTCTATTTCCCCACTTTGTGCTAATATTGTAAAGTCGTCATTGATGCTCATGAGAAAAACTGGATCTATGTGATTTTCTGTTGTTGGCACATAATACGATTTTATTTCAGATGTTTTATTTGCAATTCTTTTAATCATCTTGAGTGATGTATTTAAAACAATTCCACAAAACCCCCACAACTGCTCTATGTTTAAAACGGATGTCTTAAAATCAAAAGACACGGGGCCGGATGTGTCATAGAATACAACGGGGTTCTTATCTGTTTTTTCTTGAAGATAATCGCACACTTGTTTCGCTAGCAATCTTTGTGATTCAGATTGCATGTCTACACATATTCCAATATTTTTATTCATATTATTTCTCCATGCCTTCCAGAAAAACATGCGTTTCTTTTATTTGTGAAAAAATTTGTTTCAGTCTATTTCTTGGCTTATGCCTGTCTCCTATTTTCAAGCGTACTTTGTCTTCATTATATATCTTTGCTTGATTAAAATCAAACATTGTTTCATCGTCTAGCATCTTGGATAGCGATGACTGCAAAGCAATAGCCTCTTCTTTATTGTCATTATCAAAATACACCTTGGAGTTTGATAGCATTATTGCGTTAAAAAAACTTTCTGGAATCAAATTGGGTTTAATGTTCCTAAAAATAATTTCATGATAATTGTGTAAAATACCAGCCATAGAGAATGGGTTCAAGTTTGAATCTGCCCCAACGTCTTCTGGAGCATTGGAAAGGAAGTGATAAGAGCCTGAATATTCTTTCTTGTCTTCTTTTTTGTTAATTATTATAGCTTTGTCTATTTTAAAATCTATATCAGACTTTTCAATCTTATCATTAGCGCACTGCAAAACATGCTCATAGGGTATTCCGAAATCTTCCTTCTTATGATTTATGTTTGAACTGAATGCCAGCGGGCAATTTATTTCTTTTTGATTTAGTATTTCTTTAATTAGTGGAATATGTTTGTCTTCAACTAAGTCTATGTTTATAATGTGCTTAACTTTTTTGGCAGAATTTTGATTGTAGTGTATCACGTTTCTCATGTCAGTTCCGATATTCATAATTACAATATCAGGCAATGTTCTGTCATAAACATAATACAAGTTTTCAGTTCCACCATTTACCATTATACATTGACAATCCGGTATCTTATTAATTTCTTCGTGTAGATACATTGGCTGAGAAGAGTCTTTTGTGCTATAATTAAATATTACAAAGTTCACTTTTATATACCCCCTAGTGCTTGGCATTGCTTAATTTAGTTATTGATTCGCCGCCTTGGTAAGGTAATATTTTTATCCCCTTTTTAATCATGTGGTTTATTACCTCGTAGAATATCTTGTTGTTGAAATTACCAGAATTGATGATCTTGTTGAATTCATCATTAATGCTTGATTCTTCCATGTTCAAAACTTCACACCATCCGTCCCCCAAGCTTCCAAACGACATGTGTTCTATAGTTTTCGTTTCTTTATTTAAATTTACTTTAATGTCTAAGGTTCCGTCGCTAGATGTAACTATATGTTTTTTTTCTCTCAGCAGACCCTCAAGATCTTTCGGTCTTACTATATAATTACCATTTATTATCAGCGTTCGTTTATTTTTCGTATTATTTATAGCTAATCTAATTGATTCACATATTCCAGAATTTTCGTAATTAATGTTTTCTACACACCTGATGTCAACATTCTTGTATTTACTGTATACATACTTCCTAATTCTTTTAGAGTCATATCCTGATGCAATAATTATTTCAAAGTCTTCTATTGCTTGCTGTATAGAATGTATTTGATAATCTATAACTTTCTGGCTGCTGTTTCCGATTGGGATAAAAGCTGCGTTTCCATAAGATTTCATCTTTGGTATAAAAGAATGATAAACCAGTATTACGGTTATCTTTCTTTTTTTTCTGTTTTTCTTTTTACTTTTTGATGTAATGTACTGTATGCTCATTTTTTTGTAAACTTAATATTGTATTTACTTTCAGAAGGTGAAAACTCTAACGTACTACAAACCAAAGACATTTCTGCCATAATTTGTTTAACTAAAATAGCCGGATGAATATTGCTCTTGTCTTTTATGGCCTTGTTAAAATAGTCTTTATCTCTATTTCTTATTGTGTTTTTACAAAGTAGGTCAATGTCGGTATCTTGTATGAAGCACTCTCCACCCATCCTGAGCTTTTTAGCACAAAAGCTCAAGCACTTAATGAAATCATCATTGTCTACATAAGAAAGAGCGTCTTCAACGATTATCTGCATAATCGAATCATTAGGAAGTAGGTCTTCAGATATTTCCGCTATCTCTACGGTTTTTATGTTTTCTATTATACTACTACTATTTTTTTTGCTGTATATCTGCAATTTCATTTTATAAACTCCGTGTTGCCTCAAAGGTTTGGTTCCAATGTTCTAAAAAGACATCTTCTCTAAAATCAGCTAATATTTTTTTTCTGGCGTTGTCGCCCATTTTTCTCGCCAGTTCTGGATCGTCTAAAAGTTGCTGAGTATATTTTTTTAACTCTTTTTCATCATTTGATATAAAACCCTCTACCCCATGAGTAATAACTTCCGGTATCATACATGTTGCTTTTGACACAACGGCGCACCCACAAGACATTGCTTCTAACACTGATTTTGGTATGGGACTAAACGTTGATGAGTTTAAAAATACGGAATGAGAATTATAAATATCAACTAGCTTCTCGACAGATTCAGTTGGCTCTGACAGACCGGGATTATCTCCAACCAAGGTAAAATCTAAGCCTTCTACTATATCCTTCCACCCCGTAAAATTCAAGCAATAGTCTCTATTGATAAAATCGTTAGCGACCGTTAATACTTTATTTTCTCTACTTTGTTTTTGATTGTGAAAAACTTTGGTATCGATAGAATGTTTAATTACTGTTGAGTTATATACAATTCCCCATTCAGATCTGGAATATTCGGAAATAAAAACATTAACATCCCCAACCATTTCTCTCATGGCGTTTATTTGTCCACTTGCCACAAGGTTGGGTGTTGGCGTTGTATGTTCTAGGGAAATAAGGGGTATTTTTAAAATATTTCTTAGCCTATGAGCAATATTAAATTGATCAAATCTACTTTGGGCCAATATTAAATCAAAGCTCAAGTACGATAACAGCTTGTCCTCTGGCATTATTAGGTAGTTTTCTGGTATGCTTGCATATTCTTTTTTCCACTTCTTTCCCCCTCTTGCGTTTACTGCATAAAAATTATGTCCCGTTTTGCAAAGTTGGGTTTCATACCTTTCGTGCGTGGGGAAGGTGAGTATATTTAGCTTTCTACTTTTATTTTTATTGTTGGCTTTTTCTATGATTTCCTTGACTTTATTCATTAATAATTTCCTTTATCTTTTCGCCAACCGTTTGTAAATTAAAATTTAAAGCCTGCTTATATCCCTCTTCGTTTTTCGGTTTATTTTGTTCAAAGTAAAATCGCATAGCTTCTACTGCCATTCTTTCGTCTGGTCTCGCCCAATATTCGTTTCCTGTGAATATGTGTTCAAAGGCAGCGCCTTCGTTAGAGCAAATCTCTTGGGATCTTTCTATTAAGTATCCCGTATCTCGATTGTCTTCTAAAATATAATCACATGGCCCTCCCCATCTCGTGCATATGGGGTGGTTTCCATGACTCATTGCGTCGAATGATGGTATCGACCAAGCCTCTCCGTGAGAAAGATTTACAAAACAATCGCAAAGTTGATGTAAATTTTTTATCTCATTCTCAGAAAACCTTTCCGCAATAATAATTATATCTCCATAACTATCGTGATCTTTATATATAGCTAAATCTGTTCTTATTTTCTTGCACATTTCTTCCATGTGCATAAAAATTTGTCTTGGGTTGACTCCGAATTTTCCCACCTTTAAAATTAAACTTACATTTTCTTCTGGGCTAAATGCGCTATAATAACATTTGATTATGGATTCTATATTTTTTCTTTTAGTTAAATCTGATATCGCATAAAACTTGTACGAAGACGTTGCGTTATATCTTTCAAAATTTACTTCCATTTTGTTTTCTTGTTTTATGATTTCCGTGTCGCAAGGTATTGGTACAACTTTAACATTTTTAATTCCGGCTTTTACTAAATCTGTTTTGTTTTCATTGCACGGAACCCAAACCTCATCCATTATTTCAAGATAATTAACCCAAATATTATGCTGTATATTATTAGATTCAAACATTGCATAAGCTATGTTTTTCTTAAATTTGTTAGTTCCAACAAGCATGTGTGGCAAAACGTGCTGAATGCAAATATCGATGTCTTTTTCTTCTTTTTGTTCTAGTTCTGACAGCCAATCTGGAATAGCACTATCTTTTGTGAGCGTAATATTTCTGCAAACAACTTCTATGCCAGCCTTAGTCATTGAAAGAATGATTCTTTCTGCCGACTTGGCCCAGCCGGTTCCTTCTTTGTAATGACCTATGTATAGTACTTTCATAAATTAAAAACCTCTGCTCTTTTTGTTTCCCATAGATTTATGTTGTTTCTTTTGTTCACTAGTTGTTCGTGTGCGTATTTGATTGTAAATGGTTGATTTTCAATTTTTTTAGAGAGAGATACCACTGAATCATCTTCATTAAAAAATGAACCTATAATTGGAGATGTACTAAATCCATATATCAAATTATTCAAGATGTTGTCATATTCATAATTGTATTTGTCTTGTGGTTTGCATAAAGCTTTATCAAACAGCCAATTTACCACATCTGGGTATGGGACATTGTTAAGTTCTTCTGGTATGTTACGTTCTGGTTTTTGTATATCTACTGGAGATTTCCAAGATTTTTCCAAACTTAAAGTTTCAACTGAGTCAAAATATGATTCCCAAACCTTTCCGCTAATTTCCCACTGGAATTTTTTCAAAAAGTTTTGCCGCATTTCAAATCCTTCTTTTTTTCTCATAGCTAATGGTTTTGAGAAAAATTCAGAAAACATTTGTGCGGCAGCGTCATTGTCTGGTACTGCTCTTTCGCATCCGGTTTCCATTTCTTTATAAAGAGACTTATAAGGTATAGCGTACCCATTTAGCTTTTTAATAACGCTAGACATGGCAGAGTAGTCAATGCTCATAACGGGAATTCCGCACGAAGCCGCCTCTACTTGTGGTAGCCCAAAGCCTTCCGAGTTTGCGTATTGAACGTATAAATCAAAACAATTCATAATTTTCGCCAAATCTGGATAAGATAGTCCGTTCTTAACATTAGCCAGTTTAGCGGAAAATTTACCAGTAAAGGGAGATCTTGTTACCGCCCCGTGAAAATGTGAGGCAAAAAATCTACCAGTTTCTAGGCATACATATGTAAATAAAACATATGAGTGCAGAGAATGCTCTGATAATATCTCTGGCAAATCCCATCCAGCATCTGGATAGCTTGTGTGGCAATATAGCTTATACTCATTGGGATTATTTGATGAGGATAAAAATTTTCTAAAAGCACTGAAGAGATCTGGGTAAAGCTTTCTTCTTTGATTTCTCATTACAGTCCCAATAATTTTTGTATTAGGATCAATTCCTAAACTTTCTCTTAAAGATTCTTTGTTTTCTATTGGTTTATATGAAAGGTCTGCCGAAGGAGACGCAGTTCCTATATAATTAATTTTATTTCTGGATTGCTTTTTAAGCACTTCTCCAGACCAGTCTGAATAACTGAGGCAGGCATCTGCCGCGCTGTACATGTTAATCCACTCTTTTGCTTGTGGGTATGCATCTACCGTTGGCATCAAAGCCCACTTAAAGAATTTCCTAAAGGGGGAATTGTGAACAAAGTCTGTCATCCAGAAATCTCTAATATCACAAACAATGTCTGGTAAAAATTCTAGGCACACCCTTTCAAAAGCAAAGCCTCCAAACTGACTTTTTGGATTACTTTTATATAGATTGGTTAATTCTTGGTTCGAAGGATCTGGCATGACACCAAAAAATTTCCAAGGGGCTTTTGATCTGGGGTCTTTGTCCATACCATAAGCAGCTAATTCTGCTATTTCATATTTACCAGTACTATACAAATATTTAAGTATTTCCCTTGTGTAAGTAGCGTACCCAGTATTAAGAAAGGTAGCTTCAGAACAGAACAGTATCCTAGTTTTTCTCATTTTGTTAAAAATCCCATTCCCCTTGTATAGTTTTCATACCTCGACATAGCTATTAATTTTCCTTGACAAACACAAGCATATTTATTACCAAGGCTTACCTCTTGTGCTAACTGTATATTCATGTTTTCTATTTGATATTGACCCATTCTTAATTCTTTTTTATTTACGACATTGCTTACGTTCTTATACATGTCTTCTGTTGTGTAATAAAAATCATGCCGTGCGGTTTCTGGCTTCATTATATCTTTAATGCACTCATAAATAATCTCGTTGTCTTTTTCCGCATAAAGCAATGCCTGAAAAATCATAGGCCCAATAGCAGATATCACACTAAAAAAATTCAAGTTTTTTATGACATATGATGAAATTGGCATTTTGTGTTCAATGTCTATATCGCAGTAGTACCCACCTCTTTTAAGAAGATAACAATATCTGAAAAAATCCCCCTTGGTACAACCTTTTTCTAGCGTATGAAAAAAATCTACATAAGATTGATCATACTCTTTCTTAAGAAAGTTTACAACATCTTCGTCTGAAAAAAATAAAACATCCTTTTCGGGATTTAATTTTTTAATATTGCTAATTATATAGCTGGGGATTTTATTGTCTCTGTAGGTTAATATAATATTATCTGGAATCATTAATCTTCTTCTTCTTCATTACATATATCAAATTCGTTGACCCTAAATATTAATTCGTCATCATCCTTAGATCTATGCTTTACAGAGGCGTGAATGGTTATCTTGCTTCCTTTTCTTGTATTTCTTTCTATTATTTCTGCCCCGGTGTGCCACGCTTCGCATTGTATGTATGTTGGCGTTCTGTTTTTTTCTCCCGTCTTTTTTGTTTTTCTGTAGCTATAAACAACCATTACAAATTCAGACAGTAAAACATCGCCAACAAAATTAGTCCTTGGATTTTCTACCAAATATCCAGTAAAACAACAGTGATTCATAATACCTCCTATCGTAGTATATTAGCTGCTACACCACAAAAAAACAACTAAACTTCGTGAATTTTCTCAATAATAAAAGACGAGTCGTTTTTAGCAACAGACCCGCATAGAATTAAATTATTACCTTCGTATAAAATGTATTTATATTTTTGCTTTGTTTTCGGAAAAGCTATAACGCTGTCTAGTACGCAGGTGTCGTCTTCTATGGTTAAAAACGACATGATTTGCCCCTTTGAGTCTCCTTTGCTTATTTTATAATCTGAGACTCGCTGTATATTAGCTACCACGCATAAGTTCTGCCCATGTTTGCCATTAATTATTTCCTTGCAAGTTGTATTGGCGGCAGATGTATCTGAAACGTCTATTTTTGATAATGTTATTGGGCAGCCCAAAAACTTTACTTCTTGGTCAATTATCCAAGTTGGTTCATCTTCCAAGCTGTATGGTGGATTTTCTAATAAATTTACTTCATTGTTGATGATCTGTTTCCTTTCTTGTTTGCTAGTTCCTCCCCCCTCTTTCTTTGTTGGAGCTAAATCTATAAGTGCAGATGTAAAATCTTTCCACTTTTTACTTTCATAGTTGTTAGCAAGCCATTTCTTTTCTGCTTGAGTCAAAACCCTGTATATTTCGTAATCGTATAGAGCCTTATTCCTCGTGACCTTGCCGTTAAAGTCTCTAAAGAAACCTATAGATGCCAGAGCCTTAAAGGCAGTAGAATTAATACGAGGAGAGAAAAACAATAGCAATTCCACCCATGAAAACTTTGTTATTTTTTTATCCAATTCTAATTCTGATTCTAATATTGACCTTAGTACAGAATCTCCAGTTTTTCCTGTTAGAGATTTGATATCCTTAATACCAAAATATATTTTATGTTTTTTTGCATTAAACTTTTCTTGATAATTAGCAATGCTAGGCGTTTTGGTATGAATTTCAAAAAGCTTTGCTTCTGAAACTAATTCATATATCTCCTGATGCGGATCTTGCTTCTCGTTAGCGTAATATAAGTAAGATAGAAAGAATTCTTCTGGATTGTGGGCCTTTTGATACGCACTCCAATATGAACATACGGCGTATGATATACTGTGAGACTTGTTAAAGGCGTAACGTGACGATGCCTGAATCCATCCAAAGATTTGTTCTGCCTCTTCCTTAGTTACAATCTTGGCCTTCTTAGCTCCAGCTATGAACTTTTTCTTAACCTTAGCCATTAGGTCAGCCTTTTTCTTTCCGATGGCTTTACGAAGCTCGTCAGCTTCTTGTAGATCGAATCCAGCGATCTTTTGGGCGATACGCATGGACTGCTCCTGATAAACCAGAACGCCATATGTTGGTGCTAGGATTTCCTCTAACGCTTCATGCAAGTATGTTACTTCTTCACGGCCATGCTTACGGTCAATGAAGTGCTGTGTCATAGACTTACCATCAACATAAGCCTTGAGGCATCCCGGCCTAATAATTGCAATAAGTGCGGACAGTTCTTCGATATTACTTGGAGCAAGTTTCTTTGACCACGATTTACCAAGGTTGCTTTCTAGCTGAAAGACACCTTTAGTTTTACCGTCTGCAAATAGTTGCCAAGTTTTCTTGTCATTATATTCCATTGTCATATTCTTGATTCTTAGTTAAACATAACTCTTCAAACGTTTTACATCTAAATTCTTCAAATTTAGGTATAGTATCTTCTTCTGTCTTGTAACCGTAGTTTATCGAACCCTGTTTGTTTGTAGGGTGTATGCTTACCATTTTAATCCAATTTTTTTTAGGCAATGCGTAATACATTACATTTTGTTTTATGGAGTTGTATACAACTACTCTTAGAGTTCCATGTTTTTCTTTTCCCCCATGTGAAACAACTCTATCGACCAATCCTCTTTTCCTGTTATTTATAGTAGAAGATTTACAATCGCTTCCGTCGCTAAAGTCCATGTGGTGACAATCTATTCTCTCGTACCCACCAACGTGTGACATCGCCTCTTCTAAGAGTAGAGAAACATCAAACCATTCTGGATTAATTTTTTCGATGTTAACAGCTTCTGCAAAAGTTGGATGATAAGGTATAATTACTTCCTTTATCAATATTTGCTTTTTTGTTTGTGTCAACGCGCTATTTAATGTAGAGATTTCCATCTGCAAACGCCCTTTCAAATTCGATGTTTTGGTAAACTGCTCTATGTGTTTTCAGCAGCTTTATGAATATGTTAGCGGTGTCTTTAACGTCCTGTAAGGCATCGTGAGCATTTTCCGAAGATAAGCCCATGCGCTCACGTAAAGAATCCATACTAATTGATTTAACGCTAGGATCACTCTCAGTCCACAAGAAAACATTATCCATAAGATCCACTTTATATACTTTGCTAAACAGTTTTTGCTGCAATCTTCCATCGTCCCAAGGTCCATATTGCCTGCATAATCGATTGATAATTACCATATCAAAACCAATGATATTATAGCCCACGGGAATTGGGGCGAAGAAAGGTTCACCCTTCCAGTTGTATTGATCAACAAATTTTGTAAACTTATTCCAAACAGACTTTAAAGCAGGTGCTTTAGATAACCCCTCTCTGGTTTTACCAGTGACCTTTAAGGCTCCTTCTTCAATTGGATCTATTCCGGCAGCAATTGCTTCGTCATCATCAAGAATTGGTTTAATTTCACTATTAAAAGTTCCCTTAAGCGTTAGGCTTCTTCCATCAAGAGCCACTGCGGCTATCTGTGTAGGCTGTGTTTTGTTAGGATTGCGAGATCCTGTTTCAAAGTCAAATACAATATAATCCCTATTAGCCATTTTTTATCTCCTGTATTTTCATTAGTTTATCTAGGAGATTAATTCCTAGAACATCAAACTTTACATGACCTAGAGCTTCTAAGTCAGACATTTCCAATCCTGCGATCTTTTCTGACGATCCTTTCTGTTTAACCATTGGACACACTTGGTGTAGGGGGTCTTTTGATATGACAACGCCAGCTGCGTGTTTTCCTTGAGTCTTAAAAGTACCCTCAATGTCTATGGCCTGCTGGAAATATTGTGCATAATCACCTTCTAGTTTTCCATTTTCCAGAATGTGGCAAAAATCTCTCAACTCGTCAGCACGATTCAATAATGACCAACGAATAATAGATCTATCTTCATCATCCATGTCTGCAAGTTGGTCAGAAATATCTGCTTCGTTTGGTATACTCTTTGTTATAGCGTTCATCTCGCCAAAAGAACAAGCGTCATTTATGCGCAGCACTTCTTTTATTGCGCTTCGCCCTTGCAGTCTACCAAACGTAATCATTTGACTTACATGATCCTTGCCGTATTTACCCTTGAGATAATCTATAACATCATCACGCCTCTTTCCCGGAACGTCCATGTCAATATCTGGTAGAGATACGTGACCATCAGTGTTTCGTCCAGCATTGTAAAATCTTTCAAACAGTAAGTCGTATTCCACTGGGTCAATTTTTGTAATTCCAATTAAATATGATATCAAGCATCCAGCTGCCGATCCTCGTCCCGGACCAGCCAAGCATCCCATATCATGCTCTACGTGCCTGATAATATCCTGCACGATGAGGAAGTAGCCAAATAGATTTGCATCTTTAATGACTTGTAGTTCTGAATTAAATCTATCTAGATATTTCTGCTTATCTTCTGGCTTCTTTACTTTACCAGTGTCAATAAGATGACGTTTCCAGCCTTCTCTGGCAAGCACCTTGAGGTAATCTTCTTCAGATAATCCTTCTGGACAATCGAACTTGGGAAGCATGGGAGGACTGAGAATATCATAGTCTTCACATACTTCATAGATATGCTGCAACTCCTTTGTTACTGCAACGGGTTGTATACACTTGTCATCGTGCGTAAAGTATTGCGATACCGCTTTGTCCAGTTCGTTCTTGCGAAGCTGTTTTTGTATTTTAGGCAACGTGGTCTTTAGTGCTGAACATAATAATACTCTATGTAAACCAGCCTGTTTAGAATCAACATAATAGCTTGGTTGAATATTTTTACTTATAGATATGAGATTGTCCCTTGACATAATCTCTTGACAGAATTTTATATTAACATTTCCATCTTCATCTAAAGATGATACCATTTCTATTAAGTCAAACCATCCATCTTTATTTCTCGCAAAGACTGCATTATTGTCAAAGGAGCAGCCAAGGATTGGCTTAACACCAACCTTCTTGCAAGCCTGAAAAAACGAAACACAACCAGAAATAGATTTGTAATCTGCAATACCACATGCTGGATAATCATTATCAGCACAAATCTTGGCAAGTTCAGTTGGTTTTGAGAATCCTTTTAGCAAACTGTAATGTGTAAAATTACGCAATGGAAACCAATTCATTCAATATCCTTATTTCAAAGTAAGTCCTGTCAACAATTTATTATAGCAATCGAACCATTTTTTTGCAAATTTTAAACCCACCAATCCAAAATCATTTCTGGCAAAGTGTGTGTGTTTGGAAAATCAAGCCCATCAACTGGGAAAGCAGATGTTTCTTTTTCTGGCTCTTCTGAAAATAGGTTTTTGTTTACATATGTACACTCTAAAACTTGAGGAATGCCTTCTTCGGTTAGCTTCTTGTGGTTATTTCCGTGCATGTGTATCAAGTAAAAGTATTTATTTATTTTGTCAAAGATTTCTTTTATGTTTTTATTTTTCGTAACATGTGGATAAAAATGAAATTCTATAATCATTTGCCAAACGTTAGAGAAAAATCCTTCATAAGAAGATAAGCAATCGAATTCTGACCCTTCTATGTCCATCTGAATTACTGTTGGTAGTTTATGTTCTATAACGTTCTCTAGATTGTCTACCCTTTCCTTAATGAAGAAAACGTTTTCTTCTTTAGATGCCAGATCGCAAGATCCTTGAAGGTCATAAATTTTACATTCAAAGTTTTTTCGTTTATTGTGTTTTAAAAAATCTTCTTCAAAGCCGGTTTGATTGCTACATCCCAGCGACAACAATCTTTCAACCTGAATTAAATTTCCGGCTACTACATAACCACCATCTCTGTTTGGCCCCAGTCTTATTTTGTTTCTATATGCGTATGGAATTAGCAATTTTTTTAACACAAACTATCCTTATTGTTGAAGTGAATTTTTAGAATTTTTAATTTCTTCTTCATGATCAACAAAATCAATTTCCAACTTATGCACCAGCTTGCTGCCAGCATGTCTGTAAAAACATGGCAAGATTCCATGTATGCATAAATAAATTCCGGCCCTAATACATCCAAGGCCGTGGCCAACCGCAAACACAAAGTGTTCACAGTAGGTCATGTTATTTTTAGAAAGATGTTCTTTCCATTTTTTTGTTAGAGTCATATATCACCAAGCACGACACGACCAATAACGAGCTTTCCATTTTGGACCCGGATTATCACAGTTATGTCTAGCCCTGAAGCTTTTTCTTCTCTTTGGATTGTCCTTCTTAATTTCCATATTAGGATCGCCAAAGTTGACTTTAACTACGTTACCCTTGTCGTTCTTGACATATACGCTCATTTTCTTGGGACCATCTGGAGTTCTAAAAGGCTTATTTAGCTTTACCTTGCGACCTTGATATTCTACAGCATAAGATTCTTCTTTTTCAGTTTCTCTAACGTCTGTATATTTCATGTAATCGTATGCTGACGCGACATGGGCTTCGGCTTTAGAGATATTATCTTGAACCCAAGCTTCAATTTCCATGTCTTCTGTCATCATGTTGTAAAGCTCCATAGCTTGCGATGCAATCTTTTTCAATTGAGCCTTAGACATTCCTCCCTCTCCACCTTCTCCAGACTGGGCTTTTTTCCAAGCTTCTGGATCTGGCCTGTCTTTGTCACCTCTTTTGGCTGGCTTATAGTTTTTTCCTTCACGTTCTTTCTTTTTGCGAATATTTTCCCAAAGACCGGGACGATCAGCTGCCACATCCCATTCTACCACATCTTCACCAAAGTCAACATATTCTGCGTCAGGGGGAGCATAAAAATTATTTTCTGTAATTTCTTCTTCGTATCCATATTCATTGAAGTAAAGCTCAAAGTCTGCCTGAGCAACCGTGCTTAAATCTTCCGACGCTTTGCTCAAGCATATAGAAGTTCTTTGTTTTGGTGCATATTCTTTTTTCATCGTTTCGTCGCTCATGCACCTAGACAAAAACTCTGTCCTTTCTTCGCCATTTTTTTTATTTGGAATTGGCATTCTGCTCTCCATTGGTTTTTATAGCCTGTTTTAGTATCATGTTCAATCTTCTTTCGGGAATTCTAGTCTTAAAATTTTCATATATTTCCTTAATCATGGGGTGTTCTGGATCTTGTTTAAGCTCCATCCAGCCCAAGAAATAATTCCATATTCTATCTTCTAAGGACAGCTTATAAGGCACTCCATCAGGCCTTCCAAATCTATGCAACCATTTAAACTCAGGCAAGCATATTGCCTTGCCTCCATTTTGCCTAAATTTTTCATGTATGTAGCCCTCTTCTCCCCCGAAGCCTCTGAATTCCTCATTAAATCCTAGCCAGTTTTTTGTTTCGCATGAAAAAGTTCCAAGACCCATCATGGGAATTTCAAATGGTTTTCCCGACTTAACGCCTTCTTCGTTTTTGGCCCACTGTCCATACATGTCTCCACCCCAAGTTGGCTTAAAGTGGGTGGCAAAGCCCACATGGTTATCGTACATCATGGGTCCAGATACAATGTTTTTGCAATCTGTATTTTTCTCATAATAATTCATTAAGGCATCTATACTGCCGACAGGAAATAATACATGACAATCCATCGAGATGCAATATTTCCCTTTTGCGTTTTTAAAGATTTGATTTCTAGATGCTGTTGTTGTTTTTTCAGTATATGGTATATACCTTACCTTGTTCTTTAGCCAGCCCCCTACAACAGATTGCAGTTGTTTTCCATGCCTTCCTGATGGATTGTTATCAATAATGATTATTTCTGTGGTTGGCTCTCTAGCAATTTTGTGATATAATAATAATGATTGTATACTAAAGTACACGCCGTGGTAATCATCGTATGTGGCCATCCCAATCGTTAGTTTTTTTTCCATGTTTTCCTCTTTTCTTAGCCGGGAGCTTCGTAAAAACCTATGTCAAAACCCTCTCTAGTGCAATTAGCAATGGTTTTTTCCATTCCGTGTTTTTGCAGATGGTTCTCTATATACATACACATATTTTGATCTGAGTCTTTCCAATTGTTTTTGCAAAAATGGCACAATTTAGTGCATTTCCAGTGACTTCTATCGCTAGAAATGGGTCTGGGTGTATCATTTTTCTGTATTTCTTCAAATCTATCTTTCAGCATATTCAAGAATTTTTTCTGATCAGATTGGTCAAAACACATAGAAAATGGACCGCCATCTTTAATGAAGAAAATGCTCATAATAGCTTGTTTATATTCTGGGAATAGTTTAGAGATGGCATAATTATAAAGCAGCAGTTGCGGATCCGAGCATAGTTTTTCATATGTTTTTTCTTCTCCCGTCGCCCAGTCTAGTCGCCTTCCCGTTTTCCAGTCTATTACCTCTATTGTTTCGTCGTCTACTTTGGTAACTAAATCTATAGTACCCTTAATTGCCAGTTGGCCTTTTACCGTTTTTCCGTCTGGCATTTTATATTCAAACTTGGCCCAGTCTTCTTCGATTGGTATATCAAAATGAGGTTCTGGTTCAAGAACGTCTCGTTGTCTGGGATCAAATTGTCCAGCGTTGTACTTTAATGTCTTCCATATTAAGTTATGGCACATGTGTTTATCGGACATGTCCCAAGAGTGTACCGATGAGCCAGTGTAAAACTTAAAACTTGCATCTAAAAGCTCGTCGATTAGCTCTTCTGACATTAACTCAGAGCGCCTACACTTAATCTCTTTCAGTGCATCGTCTTTTATCTTTAAATATTTTACTCTTGCGCTTGCGTCTTGGTCGGCCTTTTTAAGGCCAGCTAGACACTCCATGACTTTGTGGACAATCGTGCCAAGTTCGGCCTTTTTACCACTTACAGACTGATGCCCAAGAACATATGTTATAAAGTACTGCATTTGACAGTAGGCATAGTTATTGTAACTCGATGATCTTACGTATGTAATTAGCATTAATTTCTCCAAATATGATTCATGAGCAATGTCTGTTCTTGTAGTTCTGATATATTGTATCCCTGATTATCAATAACGTAGTCAAATATATCCCAGTCAAAAACGTCTTTATTCAACGCTGACTCACATGCATGAGTACTCTGCTTTGTGTCTCTGGTAAGCCTGATGACAAAACCTCCAGCGTCCTTGATTGCGTGAACTTCGTTTGGAAATCTTACATCTGGTATTACAGCGATTACAGACTGCTCTTCTTCAATAGTTTTCATAGTTCTGTCTAGCCATACAGTGTCTTTAATTTCTCTCATAATGTTTGTGCCAAAGTGCTGCAAAAACTCTCTTGCTGTCATTCCATATTTTGTATAGGTATTTTTATCTTCGTCGGTTCCGTAAGCCTGCTTAGGCTCAAAATCAAAAAGGTCTACACAAATCATTTTCAGGTAATCTGCAAAGTGATGTATCTTGATGTATGGCCAAATGTTATATTCAGCATAAGAAACAAAATCATCATCTCGCCTGAGCAAATCTAATATCCCCCAGCCACTAACATTGTTTTTATTAGTAGTTAAGATATTTAATTGGCCATTGTCGTCTATTCTGTAGTCTTGAACCATGCCCAAGCTCTTTAAGACATCTCCGTTAATAATGTTTGCAACAGTATTTTTCCCGGATTGCTTTCGTCCAGATATTCCTATAATTTTGGTCATCTTTTAATTCCTTTATTGATTTCTAATATTTGCTCTTTAATTTCTTTAGGGTTCATTTCTCCAACGTCTTTTCTTGTTAATTGAGGAAATGTTAATGTGTACATTCTTCCCAGCTGCCTTTGTATTTGTATTCTTGCTTCTTTCCCAGCTTGATCGTTGTCCATTAAAACGACAATATTTGTAACAGCTAATTTTCTGAGCTTTTTTTCCTGTTGATCAGACAGGGTTTTGCCAAATATACTCACCGCGTTTTTAGCACCCGCTTCATACATTTTCCAAACGTCTCCTTGCCCCTCTAATAAGTAGATGCTGGACAGTGCATTTGCTTCTTTTTTTGCTCTATGATAATTATATAGATACTGCCTTTTCTCAAAACCTTTTGGATATAATAAAAATTTAGGAACCTTATATTCTTTGGTAGATCTTCCTATGTATCCGACTATTTTACTGCCATCGTCATTGTGAATTGGTATTACGGCTCTGTCTTTCATTATACTTTCTTTATCACAATCTCCCACTCCAAAATATCTTAGAGTTGATTTTTTAAAAGCTCTGTTATAAAAATAATTTGATGGCAGCTGTACTTCGAATTCGTAATCTAGCGCTTTATCTTCTAGCTTATCGTCTTGCTTTTGGAGTATCTCTAGCAGTTCATAAATAGACGGTTCTACTTCTTCATCTTGCTCTTGGCTCGTCGTGTTAAAACTGTATAGGCGACCGATGTTAAAATTAGAAGAAACCCAAGACATTACTTCTTTAAATGAAACCTCTTTGCCAGCTTGTAAAGATAACGCCCCTTGTATTAAACCAAACACATCGTTTTTATATTCGTGTTGACAATCTCTAGTCCAGCACTTCCATATACCCTTATCAACAGAAAAAGAGAATGCCCTTGGGTTATCACTGTTTTCATGAACCGGGCAGGTTGAGTATATATTATCAGAGAAAAGCTCATACTTTATTTCTAATTTAGTAAGAACTTGTTCTATCTCTTTGTTTAGCTTATTCTTTATTTTCTTCAGGTTCATCATTTAAGTCAATATTTCCTATCTTGTCTGCATCTATTAGGCCAGTATCTCCTATTGGCTGATTCTTAAACTCGTTGCGAGTTTTTAATTCTATCAGTTTTGCGTGAGATCCAACCATTTGCATATTTATATAGTCCCCATCGTCTAGGCCAGCGCCGTGTCTAGAGACAATGGGTACTAGCTTTCTATTGCCAGCATTTGGACCATCTTCCGCAAGTTCTTCTGGCGATTTTGCTTTAAAAATACTAAAAGAAGTACATAGCCAAATTAAACGATCTGATCCACTAACGGCATCGGTACTCTCTTTGGTAATGCCGTCACGATTCAATTGCACGAAGGATAGACAAGGTATGTCTAGCTTAACGCATAAATTATGTAGAGAGGTAATCTGGAATCCTAATGCTTGATATTCCTGAATATTGTTTGTAATAGACGAGGATGACATCAATTTTAGATAATCATATATGATGAGGCATTCGTTTGTTTTTCCACTCTCGTCCGTTTTAACTTCCTGCACTATCCAGCGCTTAATTAAATTCAAAATGCCTTCAAACGGCTTGCCAGCAACACTAATATAACTATAAGGAACGCTGTTAAGCTTTGCTACGCTTTCGTTTACTTTAGACAGTTTCTCTTCGTCGTCAACAAATTTACCAGTTGCTATCTCATTAATTGTTACGCCGCTAATATTTGCTAAAAGTCGATTCAAGTGATCCTCTTTGGACATTTCTGTATCTAGTACCAGAACGGGAATACCTAATGAAGACACATTAAGGGCAACATTATCAGCGAACACTGATTTACCAACTTTGGGTCTTGCAGATACAAGGTCAACGCATTTTCGTCTAAGACCACCCCCAATGGCTTCGTCATATCTAGAGAATCCCGTGGGTATACCAATGATATCGCATTTATTTTCTGATAAAAATTGTACATAATCTTCTACGCCTTCACCTATTTTTTCTGGATTTTCGCTACCGCTATCTTCTCTCAAGAAATCGGTTACTGGATTTTCAAGTACTCCAATAATTTCATCTATTGTTTCAGAGCCATCAATTTTATCTATGTCTTTATGTACTTTTAATGATAGCTTTTTTATTTTCCTTGCAAACTCAAATTTCTTTAATTGTGCAGCAAACTTAATTATGTTATCCTGATTAACAGGGAAGTCAAAAAGAGATTTGATGTATTTAATTTCTTGTTTTGTGCTAATTGTTTCAATTAAATTAAGCTTTTCTGCGGAAGCTAATAACGAAGCTATATCTACAGATTTTTCTTCTAGTATAATATCTTCCAAGCACTTGTATATAGCTTGATTGTTTGTATTAACAAAGCTATCTGAGGTAACGAGATCGGATATGCGAACATATACGTCTACTCCGTATTGCATTAATCCTGCCAATACAGCCCTTTCCGAACCAACATCTAATAATTTATTTGAGTTCACTTAGCTGTTATCCTATGCACTTGTCGCATCTGTAAAACTCGCCATAAACAAGCCCTGCATTTATCTTGCTTTTTTGCCCACACTTGTGGCATGTAACAGTTGTTTTTTTAGGCTTAGATCTATTGCGAGGAGTAATACTAGCATCTGGAGTTTCGATGTGCCTGTCTTCTCCAGTGTCCTTCCAAGTATTTTTATTGGCTCTCACTGCTTCTTTGCGTTTCTTAGAAATATTATTTTGCTTTATTACCTTAAAATCGCTGTTGACTTTTATTTCTTCTTGATCGTCTTGCATCATTTCCTTTAAGTGTGGAGGCATAGTTGTCCAAGATGTTGAATTTTCTGTTAGTATATCAAGCAGCTCTGCTCTTTCTTCTATCGTTAAGCCATCTACGAAATTCCGTAAGTTCATAACCTTTTCCCCTTTTCCATTAGTATATCACCTTTTCGTTTTAATTCGTACACTTTGCCATCTAGCTCTTGTATCCTCGCTTCTGCGACTTGTTTGTAATTATCAATAGATGCGGCATATTCATTGTCAACAACTATCATTTGCATTCTTATTTCGTGCTTAGTATATGGGTTAAACTTGTCGTTGTATTTAGCTACCATTTTTTGTAATTGGTCATTGCATAAATTAAATACAACTTTTTGTCTATTGATTTGATCCTGAATATATGAGGCATAACCATATAGAGCATAGGCATAATCAAAAAGCTCTTCTTGATTAAGCTTTTTAACTTGCTCCATCTCCATGTCGGCAGCTAATAGAAATTCTTCACGAAATGTGGCAAACTTTGTGTTTGTTTCATTTGTAAATTGATCTAGCTTTTCAAGGAAATTTTCAACGGTTTCTTTAGCTGTTTTCAATTTGTTCTCTCCATTGCTCGTCTGTGTCCGAATGCTTCAACTCAATCAAGTCAATTTTGTTCAACTTGCACCACTCTATTTTATCTTCATCCTTGGCTTTTGCCAACACAAAATCTGCTTTCGTCTTATGGAAAAATGGCGTGAATTCATAATGTTGTTGACCGTGAACTTCTATAGCAAGCATTATTTGTGGCACATAAAAATCTAAATATAAAACTCCCTTTCTGTGTCTTGGTGTACTTCCCGGTAGCTTAACTTCTTCAAGTATTCTATAACTATGGAAGATAGTCTTCAAGAGTTTTCTTGCGCGAACGTGGTACTTTGACCGCCTTCTTGTGTCGTTCGCGTCCACGGAATAATTTCTTAAATCCCAAGCGTACTCTCTGCCATTTAAACCCTTAACTTTCATTTTCTGGCCTGTACAAATAAATAAATAGAATTACCCAAACAGTCAATAGCCCAATAATCTTAGGCCACATGTCATTACTCATTGACCACCTTCTTTAATTTCTTTTCTGCGTTACGAATAGTCCTCTTTGCATACTCAGTTAATTCGTAGTCTTTCTTATATACCCGAATAGCGTCTAGTATTCTCCAAGCTTCCGTTTTTGTTAGTTCTACTTGAGCCATTAAAATAATTCCTTAATCTTGTCGTAAATGAATGATGATATATCAGGATTTTCATTTAAAAACTCAAGAGTATTATTAGCACCCTGAAATTTAAAAAATCTCTCGATATCTTCTTCTTTATCTCCAACGTTGTTATCCTTAAGAAGTTTTTGAATAGTTGGGTGTTGAACGTCATCCAATGCGCACTGAATTGTATACCAAGCTCCAGCAGTCTTAATTAGTCTAAACTCGCAGGCAATCTGTACAACTTCCTGTGTTTCGTCAATACCAATTCCATAACGTATCCAACTTTCGGCTGTGCTGTTTGGAAGACCGCCAGCGCAAGATGTTTTTATTGCCCAGTTGGCAATTTGCCCAACGTGCGGGCCGCTATCTTTTGGCACTTGCCATCTTCCACGGTGCGTAATAACCATGTTAGTTCCAGCTTGATATTGTAGCATGTTTCCGCAATCAGCCATTTTGGATGGAGAATATGGTGATCCACCGGTATTGGCAATGTTGTGCGTAATACATGTCAGTATGGTTTTATTCTTCATAAGCGTACCGCTGATTCGCTTGAAGAACATAGACAGCAAACGTGGCAACGCATTGCGAACTCCTGTTCTTATTTCTCCATCAAGTTCATCTTGGGGAACCATGTTGGATAATGAGTCAGCAATTATTAAGCATCCGGGATCGTTATTGATATAGTATTCAATAATGTTTAGAAAATCTTGTGCTGATAATATTTTATCATCTGTTGATTCTATAATTAATATCTTGTCTGCTTTTAAGCCTTTGATGCCGTCGAAATTCTGTCGTGATAATCTACCCTCCGTGTTAACATAAATCACACGCTTGCCAAGAGCTTGGCATTTTGAAGCAAAATGAAGGGCGGTTGTGGTTTTACCGGATTTAGGATCTCCAGTCATTACCACAACACTACCCTCCCGTAAACCGCCACCCAAGGCAATGTCTAGGGCAGGTGACACTCCAATAACTTGAAGACTATTTATAGATTCAAGGACTTCTGTGCCACTCCTAACAACATCTCCATACTTACTAACGATTGAATTGCTAACAACGTCGCTATCAAACTTGCTTGATGATTTTTTCTTTAGCTTACTCATATGTTCCTCAATTTATTTATGATGCTTTGGTTTTTACTTGCTGTAACTTTTCTTCTTTGTTTAAATTCCTTTTTTTCTTCTACAATTTCTACCTCTTTGGTTTTCTCTCTAAGCTTAATAGACTCTTCTTCCTCCTTATTGTACTTTCTAATGGCTTCTAATGCAACCTGATTATACTTCCACCCCCTTGGTCCATATGCCTTTAATCCTATGTGGTATATGTTTGCAAAATAATCAGATTTTATCGCTTGCAAAATGATTCTTTCTGCAAACTTTTTCTTTAGGGAGTGCGCGGCTTTCATGTTTCGCATAAAAACCTCGTGATATTTATCACCCACGGTCCAAAACTTATAAGACGGCTTGTCCATCTTAAAAGCATCCGTCCACCTTATAACCAACAATTCTGCAACATAAGCTTCAAACGTGCAGTGTTCGCCAGTATGTATATGTGTGTATTTATGCTTTTCAGACCAGCGCTTTTGATATTCTTTATTAAATAGCTTTGGTTTGTTTTTTTTCATTATTAATTATAGCTTTTTCAAACGACTCAGCTATTGTGTCAACTGAGTTAAACGCAAGTGTTAGTTCAGGCACAATCCATGTAGATTTTTCAATTTTATCATCAATTACTTTACCAACGGTATAACAATGCTTTGGTTTTAATCCAAAGTCTGCTTTGATTGATCTAACTAAATATATACCACTCCAATCAGAAGTATTTTCAGTAACCCTATTGGTTCTGTATTGCAAGCCAACCTCTTTTATTGTTAAAGTGTTTTTCTTGCAATACTCATCAACGGTTAGCCAGTCTTCGTATTCGTCTAAGAATACCGTTGAGTCATTAGAAAATTTTATATAGATCCATATAATTTTTCTGTTTGAATGTTTTTGATAAGCTTTTTTCCAACCTTCTTCTTCAAATATGTATGTCATTTTATTTTCGTCGTGCAAGACCTATCTAAATTATTTACTGCTTTTCTTGTTTGTTCAGACATAGAAGACGCATTCTCTGTCATGGCCACAGTTCCACTAGATCTAGCAAACTGTTCCGAAACACGAGCAGTCTTTGGCTGTGGTTCAATTTTATGTTTTTTCATAAACTTTTCAACCGAAGATATGCTTCTGTCTAAATCTATTGCAATTTCTTGAATAGTTTTTTCGTTAATTTTACTCTCAATATAAAATTTTTCTACTTTTCCTATTGGTCCTTTTTTAGCCATTGTTAAATAACCTCTGGGCGTGTGTGAAAAAAAGCTTGTTGTTTGTTTGCAAGTACTTAACATAAGAGCCAAACACTTTTGTATCAACTTGTCTTAATTTTGTATCTAAATTATTTTCTCTATTAGAATCTGCTCCGAGCGGATCATATAGTAAATTATTGTATGTCAAAACTTTTGCCACAATTTGTTGAGATCCATTATTTAGATAAGCAAAAACTTTGTCTTCGCCTTTGGCTGGCTGTCCCTTTTTGTTGAAATTTTGTTCCATTATTTTTTTTCTCCCGTCATAATGTAATGATACTGATGATCTTTATTCATCCTGTTTATCATCTTTCTTTTTTCTCTTTTTTCTCTAGCCGCTTGATCTTCTTTAGCCATCGCGTTCGATCTTTCGTAATGCCCCTTATTTCTCCAGTTTTTATCTGCCTGTTGCCCTATTGTAGTTGGTTCTTGGTACACATGTCCATATATTCCACCAGTGACTATTCTTTCTAAAGATTGTTTTTTGCATTTTGGACACTCTGTAAGAGCGTCATCTTTAATGGACTGGTATACATCCTCCATAAAATGTTTACATTTAGAACATTCGTAATCGTATAACATTATGACTCCAATGCATAAAGTATGGATCCAATAATACCGTTTCTCTGTATATCATGATACTCCAGTTTGCAGATCCCAACACCCGGAACATCAGATAATCTTTCCAAGCAAAAGTCCAATCCACTATATTTGTAGATATCTGTTTGCTTATTATCACCATTAATAATAACTTTAGAATTATTTCCCATTCTTGTTATGAACATTTTTATTTGTTCGTTTGTGCAGTTCTGAGCTTCATCTAAAATCATAAATGAATCATGAAATGTAGAACCACGCATGGTTTCTAGTGGCTCAAATCTAATTCTACGTTGATTATAATAATATCCAAACTTATCTCTACCAAGGAAATACTTTAAATTCTCTTCCATTGGCTGTAGGTATGGTTTAATCTTTTCGTTCAATTCTCCCGGTAAAGAACCAATGTCTCTACCAGTACAAACTAAAGGACGAGTAACTATAACTGTTTCAATCTCATCTTTTAATAATTTCTGAGCTGCTAGCCCAGCGGGAATAAAAGATTTACCGCTACCAGAAGGTCCAGTGCAGAATACTACATCGTTTTCTACAATTGACCTGATATATGTCTTTTGATTTTCAGTTTTGGCCTCCAAATGGTTTTGCTTAGGTTTCTTTTTCTCTTGACGCTTTTTTCTATTGTTGTTATTTGCCTGTGCTACCAAAGCCGTTACTCCCTCGTTGTGAGGAACCTAGTTTTTCTCTTAACTGTAAAGATATGACAGGAACCTCTTGGAATATCATCTGTGCGATTCTATCCCCACGTTTGATTTCTACATCTTCATCAGAAGTATTGTAAAGACAAACCATGATCTCTCCTCTGTAGCCAGCATCTATAACGCCAGCTAATACATCTATACCTTTCTTTACCGACAGTCCAGATCTTGGCCAAATTAATCCAGCCAAGTTATTTGTCATGTCTAGACTGATGCCAGTCTTAATTGTTGTTCGTTTATTTGCAAATATAAATTTGTCTTCATCTGCATACAAGTCAAATCCAGCATCTGTTCTATTAGATTTAGTTGGAACGTGAGCAGTTTCTGTTAAATATTTAAATCCTACAAAGTTCATCATGTATTCTCTCCTTTTATTAATTCCTTATTAGCGAATTTCGCAAGATCCTCCAGAACAGGCCCACTCTTGCTCTGCTTTTACATTGTTTTCCTCTTCGATAACTTGCGTATAGTCTACTTCTTTATATTCACGATTCATGTCTAACCAATTTTTCCAATTGTAGACATCCTTCATGCAGTAGGTTAAAAGTTTGAGGTCTCCATTCATGTATCTATCAGCAAATCTTTGACATCTATCTCTATATTCTTTTTTCTCTGAGCCTTTAATCTTTTGACCAACACCTAATAGACTATCACAAGCCGCCCATAAATTATCTTCGTAAAGAGATAGGCCAACTTCAATTAAACCGCTCACAAACATGGCTGCGTCTCCATAGTGTTGTATCTGCTCACTAGGTAAATACACAGTTGTGAATGGAGCTTGTGCATAATCTTTATCTCCAGCGATTGGAAGTAGTGAAACGCCGCAGAAATACTGACGATTATCGTAAATAAAATCTGTAACAGCATCCCACTCTTCCGGCTTAACATTAATAGTATTAGAAACATTATGTGTCAGCCACTTTTGCGTACACTGTTCTGGGTTTGTTCCGCTCATAACCCAGCTTTGCTGTGTGCTTTTTACGTATTCTAGAAGATCTATTGCTCCAAGTTGATTTTTAATCTTAGAACCGTCTGGAACTTCTACGCAAAATGCTACAACGTCATCCGAGTCATTATTAGACCATACGGATTCCTCACAGGCTCTAGGATTGATAGTTTTAAAATACTGGTATATCGGTTCCATTTTATTTGCTTGGACTCTACGGATGTATCTCTTGGCGTGGTGAGGGTGAATCCCAGAAGATGTTCCAAGAATACAACTAGATGTACCCTCTGGCTTAACACAAGTGGTACGTGCCGCTTTGTTAATGCCGATAAGCTTGGCTATTCTTTCGTTGGTTTTCTTTACTATTTCTGCACCCTTCTTTTGAACTTTCGGGTCTAGGCAGATTTCATGCTGTTCCATAATCCCTGTCATTGACACGCCAAGCAGTGCTTCACGGCTAATAATATTTTCTGAAGCCTTGCCAAGATATGGGAATTCAGCAAATCCAGCCTGAAGCGTTCCGATAATAGCGGCAGATTCACACGCAGCATAAAAATCTTCTACAGTTTTCACCTTAGCGCAATTAATTGTAGATAGATTGCAGGCTTGCCATCCGCTTTCTCCAGTGGTTTCATCTACAGGCCACATGCCAATTTCCACGCAAGGGTTTACAATCAATTCTGTAGAGTCAGACCATACGAATCCGGGTTCGCCAAACTCTTTTACAGACTGCATTAATTCATTGAATTGTTTCTTTGATGTTTTATTTCGTAATAATAGTGCCGAGTTATTTGATCGTCCTCTTTGTGGATTGTCAATGAACCATGAGCCAGTTTTAGCTTTTGCCATTTCTTCGTCATCGGCAGAAAATAAACAAATTGTAGCACTACGCCTAACGCCACCGCTAATTACAGCGTCAGCACCAAACATGACAATATCATACGCTTCAATTGGTTTAATTTTATCGCGGCCATCTTTAATAATATTGTCGAGGACTTTCTTAATGCTTGTCAGAGCTTTCTTAAGGGGTTCTGGCCCGGGAGCTTTACCGCCGCTTGATTTTAGATATGCTCCAGCCGGTCTAATTTTCGTGTAATCAAACGATACATTCTTTCCGTTGTACTCAGGAAAGAGGTTGCACTTCTTAAAATAACTAGACACCAATACTCCAACCGCATCCGACCAACCCTCAATAGAATCTTCAATGATAAATTTCTTTTGCCCTTCTTTTGATTTAACTATCTTTGGTAGCTTGTCTATATGATGCTTCTGAACAGAAAATCCAGTACCACATCCACACAATAATAAATACATGCACTCTTGGAAGAAGCGCACCCTGTCTGTATAAGACGCGATGCAATTATAGATTCTCGCGTTGTGCTTGAAAACTGGTGAGCCGCCAAACTGTAAAGCCCTTTGAGAACCAAGAATCTTTTTCTTTCTCATATCCTCATATGCTTGAGATATTGCGTCCTTAACGTCTAGAAAATTGTCGTGGTGAGGGTCTACATATTTGTCAAGCATCATTTGCTTAACTCTATCAACTGATTCGCTCCACGTTTCTCTTCTCTTCTTTTCTGGACACCATCTTGCATATTTAGATACGAACGTATAGTTCATCAATGACTTTATTGACATCGATCACCATCTTTCCTGTTAGTGGTAATTATTTAGAAATATTTTTCAAGCAATCTCACAATAATGAATCTAGCAACTGCTGGTATTATAATGAATACCAAGAGATATGTCAATATTACGGACCCATATTTTTTCTCATTAGCGTTTTTTCTGACGTTCTCTACTACAAAATCATAGCATTGACGTTTTAGTTCTTTCTTTTTTGCTGGTCCAGCCTTGCAAAATCCACCAGACTGACTAACTATTGTAGCCCACTCTGTGGCATATTGCAAGCAGTCTTTAGCAATTTTTCTTCTCGTGTCATCAGAATATTTTTCTTCAATTTCTTTTTCTATTTCACATTCTCCAGCATAAGTAAGGTGATCAAGAAAATTCAATACGCTGGATTTATCGTAGCCAAAACTAATGTCTGGGAAATTCTTAAGCCTAACAGTTCCACCATCCTTCCTGAAAACTAATTGCTCAATATATGCGTACAGAGTTATTAAGCGGGTAATTTCTGCCCTTGGATAGTTAGTTCCAAAACTTATAGTTGTTGTGTCGCCTTCACTGTGGACGTTTGCAATAAGTGGGCTTTCTGATTTAATCTTAAATCCATTTACGCTAAACCCTTTATCGCTAAAAATTTTAAATAGAATTTCACTTATTTCTTTTGGTGACATTTTAGTTCTCCTGCAATAAAGCCCAAGCTACACCAGAAAAGTATTGAGAAAGCATTTCTTTTTCTTCTTGACTCACCGAATGGTTTTCGTCAGTTAAAATTTCTTCCATCAGCTTTACGATATTTTCTGAAAGACCTTCGTATTTTCCTACTAAAGTTTTATCGAAAATAATTTTTCCAGCTAGAGCATATACATCATTAACCTGCTGAGAAGTGGTTTCATAACCAACTATTCTTTGAGAAAACTCATAATTAAATACTGCTATTTTTTCTCTATCTTCTTTGTTGGTAATTAATTCTGAAAAAATCGCAACCCTATCTCTAATTTCTTCCGTGGGTGTGCTTATATCTAATATTTTAGTTTCCGGCTTAACAATAACCGGAATAACAATATTATCAATTTGATCAAGCAATCCATTGCCAAACACTGAATAAAATAAAAGTAATAAAGCTAGTATTTTTTTGTTCATGCTACTCCTCCGTGTTTAGGAGAGGAAATACCTCGTCAATTTTATGAATCGCTTCTGTTAATTTTAGTGTTTCGCATTGATTTTTAAGAGTGTGCCAAGATTCTACAACTTGAATAAAAGAAATTTCTTTCTTTTTTCCCCACGAAGGCATTCTTATGTCTCCAATCTTTCCTAATTTATGTGTCAACCATGAAAAATCCCAACTCGTGGCTAGGATGCCAGCAGCTAAGATGATTGCCACCATCCTAAAAAGGCTTTCGTTGTCCATGTTTACTCCAGTACGGTTAGTGGTTTGATGATAATATCTTTTCCAAATTTGCTGCCGTGATAAGGGCAGACGGTTTTATGCCCATCTCCTTGAATGATTACTCCACTTCCCTTGCAGATGCATTTTTTTGGATCTTCGTGGGGGCCAACTATGTCTGGAGTTGGCTTGATATTGTAAATTTTGATTTCCGCTTCACCGAAAGCTATTGAAACTTTTTCTTTAAATTCTGACAATAAAACTTCACCGCTAAAGCCAAAGCTGTTGACATTTCCCCCATCTATACGATCTTCTGCTATGTTGACGAAGTGTAGGGTTAAAGTAATAGATATTAAGCTAACAAAGACAAGTTCCAAAAATCTTTTCATGGAGTTCCTCCATCTACTGCGTTGTAGTAAGCAACGTCATCAAACCTTGACGTTAACAGCGTTTCTAATTCTGCGTAAGTCATGCTTGTTTCATACGTTGCGTCTATAGTATGAAAAGATCCAGTGGGTGTGCATGTTACAACACATGTTGCGTTTTTAGCGACTTCTAGAGACGTGTTGGGATTAGTAACTACATCTGTTGTGGATACAATAGCCATTTATTTACTCCTAGTTATGGTGCTGACGTTGTGGTGGTATAAACGCTTACAATGGTTTCGCCAATAGCAACTGTCTGCATTTGTGCTTCACCCTTGTAAATTTTTGTGATAGGTGTTTCTCCTAAGTAAATTGGCGGCATGGTAAGCTCCCTATGGTCCAGTTATTATGTACATGGTGTTGGCATCATAGATTGAAAGATTGTTGTACTCTGTCTGTGTTAAGTTTATCACTCTGGTTGCTTGCCCACTGCCGGTAATGAGCCAACGATTAATGCTTTTGTCATAAATAAATCTAACGCTATCGCCATTGTACACAAACAATCTTGACCCACTTGGATAGTACAATCGGTTATTAGCATCAGAACTTAAGCTTTGGTGATCTAGATACATATTGTATGGTCCGTCGTTAACTAGAATAAACTCTGATCTGGCGTAACTAGTGTTTATGCCAGTAATAAAAACTGGACCAGTATTTGTGACTCTAATCGTGTCTGTGTTTACGCTTGGCAAGTAATTGTTATAAGTTCCACCAGCAATTTCTAGAGTGTCGGCTTCTACGGTTTGAACGCTGCCGCTAGACATACCATCTAGATCTGCCCAAGCGTCAACCCCGTTTCCAATTTTTAAAATATCGTTAGTTGTATCGTATCCCGGCTCACCTTTGCCCAATACGGGATTGGAAGCAGACCAACTGTTGGCTGTTCCTCTTCGAAATTGTATTCTTGTGTCTGTGTAGTCTGCCATTTATGCACCCTTACGTTGTTTTGTAAGCTCTCCATCTGCTTACGGTATTGTCATATACTAACTTAAATCCAGCATGAGGCTCAATGGTTACGTTAGATCCCGTTGTAGTTAAAATGCTATTTTCGCTTCCTCCAACATCGTTGGTTAAAGTTATATCATTAGCTCCCACGTTATAAATTTCTATTTTACCGTTTCCGTATGTTGCGTCTACGCTGTTTAATGTTAGAGCCGCCGTCGTTGTTAAGGATATAAAGTCGGCAACAACGTTGGGGGTCCAGTTGCTATAGCTGCCAGACCCAACAGCAATTAAAGTTGAAGAAAATCTTTGACTTACAAAGCTTAATTGGCCAGCACCATCCGTTTGCAGCAATTGATTAGCAGATCCGTCCGAAGTAGGTAAGGAGTAATCGCCAATCGTAATCCGCTCACATGTCACATGGTTGGGAACATCATTTGTCCTCATAATACTAGATACAATAATAGAGCCAGAGTTGCCTCCGCTAACCTTACCAACCTTGCCGACATTTTGCACTAGACTTGATGTTCCAGACGGCCTTGTTGTTGTAAGACCACCCCCACTTTTTACATATAGAACAGACCCAACAGATGGAGTTATTCCGTCTATGGGATCTGTTGCTATGTGGTTTAATCCACCACCAACAACAACATACCCTTGAGCGTTAATGTCTAAGTCTGTTTTTAGAAGACCAACAGATGGCATTGTCGTTGGATCAGAAGCATCAGCCGCTGATATCTCTAATGTTTCTGTAGCGCCGACTGTTCCTGTGATATATACTGGAGTACCTTTTTCCAATAGTCCACCAGATGTGTTTTTTACATGAATCTGAACGTGGTCTGCATATGTAGAACTCAGATTTCTTAGTTCTGTAAATGGTGTTTGACCATCACCAATGACAAACCTTGTATCATCTATGGCATAGCATGGCTCTCCGCTAGCCAAAATCATATTGGTAGCTTCAAAGTCAGATAGATTTCCCCTGCGCATTTGAAAAACAGAATGTTGTCTCATTTTATGTTACGATATATAATGTATTTGGGTCATATGTAGAAAGTGCGTCGTATTCAACTTGTGTTAATGATAATATTTTTGTCGCTTGACCAACGCCATACACAAGCCATCTTGAGTATACGTTATCATAAGTTAGAGTAGCACTATCGCCGTTATTTAATACTATATCTCCTTGTGGCATGTTATAGAATCTATTTTCTGCTGTTGCTGTAGCACTGTCTTGCTTAAGAGTCATGGTGAATGTGCCAAAGTTATTAATGGTAATTTGTTTCTTTGAAACGTGTGACTGATCTAGCCCATGAATAATAACGTCGGCGGTGGTTGTTACTCGTAAAACATCTGCAACTTCGCTTGGCTGCCAATTAGCATATGGACCAGCTCCCAAGCTAAAGTGATTTGCAGTTTGCTCAACAGAAGAGCCTCCAGTCCCAATGGGAGATAACTCAGACCAAGTTTTTGTTCCATCTCCAATTTTAAGCGTATTCGTGTCGGTGGCTATTGCTGGCTCA